TTACCATCCGGTCAACACGCGGGGGGTAGGGGTGCCCCCCTAGGGGTCCACGCGCTGCGTGTCCCCTGTGACCCCGTCTGCCGGAGTACACCCAGTCTAGCACACCCCCGCCGCACAGCGCAACCCCCTCTGCGCAGCGAGTCCGCACACCCCAGCCGGCGTGCCCCACACCCTGCCTACCCGCTCCCCCTGCACGTGCACACGCTGTGCCCTAGCCCACCTGGCCACCCTGTGCACCCGAGGGCCACCACACACCCGGCCCCTGCTGTGCGACGCCGCCCCCGAGTACCGAGCCCCGATGCCGCGCAGAGGACCCCGAAGCACATGGGCTTGGCGTAGGGATTCCGCATCGCGACGATGCGACGCGGGCTTCGAGATCGGCTCGGTGTTCGGGCGCTCGGTGAAGTCCGCCCCGATGTTGACCGTCTCTTCGGGATGGCGACCACGAGGTACTCGTCCGTCATTGAGCTTGCTGATGTGACCGGTCAGCTCTCGCTCACCGACATTGACAACATCGATGGCGAGTTCACCTCGCCAACCCCACCATCGGAGTCCGAGGCATGCTCACCCACATCGGGGCCCGCCCTCGGGCACACCCCGGCGTTTCACACCGCCCGGCGGGCTCCCCGGGCCGCCGACGCCTTGGCCGCCGAGCACGCCGAACGGGGCCGCAACCCCGTCCTCGTCGCGTTCGACGTCGACGTCCTGTGGCACCGCAGGGCAGGTCCGCGATCTCGGCCCGATCAGCGGGCGAGGGCATCGAACGGGTCGATCGCGTCCTCTCGGTCCCAGGATGGCTCTCTGAGTCGATGATCCCGCTCGACGGGCTCGGTCTATCGCGAGGCGGGTGCGCGTCGGTCTACGGGGCTGTGAGGGGGCAGCAATCGGTATCGGGGCGCGATGGCCAGGGTGCAGGATCCGGTCTCGACCCGGCGGAGCTCGAGTTCGGCGGTGTGTCGAATCGATGTGCGGGCATGAAAAAACCCCCGCCGTAGCGGGGGCTTCGAGGTTTCTCCCCGGGGTTACCGGGCGACGCGGACGTTGGTCCGGCGGTGGATGTCCACCAGCCCGTTGATCCGGACGTGCGTCCGATCCGACTCGATGCCGCGGACCACGAGATCCTCGGGGGCGAGAACGGTGCCCGCACCGGCAACGATGGTGTCGCCGACCACGACCTCGGCGGCCGGGATGGTGATCAGGGTGGTGTTCATTTCGAACTCCTTTCTTCGTCGGACTCTCCGACTGATGAGCGCGGTAGCCGGGGGACCACCCCGGGCGAGGTGACTCAAGTATGCGAGGCCGCGTGGTTACGTGTCAAGCGCCGAAATTCGGATTCCGACCGGTTATGAATCAAGGCACCCGGCGCAGCCGTTGGCCGCCCGGTTCCCGCGCTCCGCGCCGATGACACCGGCTCGACGTGTTCGTGGTCCAGCGTGGACGTGAGGCGGCGTTACGAGGCCTTCAGGGTCGCGGCATGAGAAAAGCCCCGCCGAAGCGGGGCCTTGGGATCCGGGGCTACCGGGCGGCTGCCCGGCGGATGCCCCAGTCGATCGCGTCCGATGCGGACATGATCATTCCGCCGTTGAGGCGGACCTCATCGCCGCCCCAGGGCTGAACCTGGACACCGGCCTCGCGACCGAGGGCGATGGCCTGCTTAACGGTGGTGTTCATTTCGAACTCCTTCCTGTCCGCCGGCCCTTCCGGGGACTGATGTGCTCGGTAACCGAGGGCTTACCTCGGACTAGGTGAGTGGCCGGGGCTTACCCGGCTCTCGGGATTTCGGGGGACCTCCCCGATCGCGATGACTCAAGAATGCACCGATTGCGGTTACATGTCAAGGGGATAGACGAAGAAAACCCCGACCAAAAAGGTCGGGGCTCTCGTTGGGCCTGTGTTCAGTCGTCATCCAGCTCGACCAGCTCTAGCTGATCCGTCCTGGCGGACGAGCTGTCCCCGGTGTCCCAGACCACGAACACGACCGGGCCGGCTGATGCGCGGACCAGCCCCTGTCATCCCGTCGCTCGTGTACCTCACCCGCATGACCGGGCATGATTCTCCTAGCGGTTGTCGGGATGCAGTTCGTAGATGATTCCGTACGGAGCGCCGTCACCGCTGGCGTACTGCATCAGATCCCAGATGGCGGACATCTTGCGGGCATGGGTCAGCTTGTCGAACTCGCGGACGAATTCACTGAGCTGCTTGTTGCTGGGACGGTTCATCTTCTCAATCCTTCTAGCTTCGATGGCTAATGCTCATCCGGCCAACGCGGCCAGGGGACTCGGCGGGTGGATCAGCGAAGCTCGTCGATGTGGATGCAACCGACCTTGTCCGGCCCGAACTCGGGGCTGAACCCGAGCACCTCATCCTCCTGGCACGGGAACGACGCCTGATCGAACTGGTCAGCCGATGCGGCCCAAGCCGGCGTTGCGATGAACGCCGGAGCTGCGATGAGGAAGATGCCGGCTGCGATGCGACGGGCGATGGTGTTCATATCCGTTTCCTTTCGAGGATTGGTTGATCGGATGACTCAGACGTTATCCCGTTCGCGGTTACGAGTCAAGTATTCGCCTTGACATATAACCGACGGGCCTGCACACTGAGTACATGACCGCAGCACTCGTAATCATCAGCTTCATCCCGGTGATGCTCCTGGCGATCGCGGGCTACGCGGTCGTCAGCTGAACTTGACACGTAACCGGCCTAGACAAGGAGTCAGACATGATCGTCAATGGCATCGAATGGAAGCACCCGCGGTTCTCCACCGCGTACTACGGCTTCGACCTCGGAGAGCTGCGCGCGGAGGCCGAGGGCATCGAGCTGATCGCGTGGCTGCGGTCGACTCCTAAGCACGAGACCTACTGGACCGTACGGGGCACCCGGGGTGGTGACCGGTTGTTCGAGGTGAACTTCGACATGCGAGAGACCGCTCTGGTCGGGGCGTCGATTCTCGTCGAGAAGTTCAGCGAGACCGCGGCATGACGTCCAGCGCGCGCAGCGTGAAATTCTTTTGCCCGGTGACTTGACACGTAACCGGATCACCGGTTAAAGTCATAACCACAACAAAACAAAGGCCAGCAAGATTCAGGCGAGCCCATACCGCGCGTTGACCCTGATGCAAATCCCGTGTAATGCGGAGCCTCGGCCCACAACATACTTTGAAGTCCAGCTCTGAGTCATAGCAGTTGACTACGACGAGCTGGCACGAGCAGGCAGGATCGCTCAGCCGACATCACCGCGCTGACCGTGTTCGATTCACGGCTGCTCACGTACGCACGCTGCTGACTTGATTCGTAACCAACCTAGGAGGTCACCATGAGCGCTTCAGTTGAGCAGTTCCAACCCCCGACACGCTTCCTATCGAAGAGCCAGTACGCCCGCGTCGACCGCGAGGCTCCCAGGTACAGGTTCGAGACCAAGTCCGAATGGCTCGCAGCACAGTGGGCTGCGGCCCATCGGCTCTACCCCTCGCTGGTGCCCGCATGACCATCCACATCGCATCGCGCGGACCCGCGGGCTGGACAGCCCGGGTGCTGTTCACCGCAGGCACCGTGCTCACGGTCGTCGACGACCACGGTCGTCGGCACCTGATCGACACATCCAAGACCACTACCCGCCGCATCGCGGCTTGACACCGTAACGGAGGCCAGCATGACCATCTTCGCGATCTACGGAAACCACGGAGAGTACCGGATGCCGCACACGCCGGTGTTCGACACGAAGGCGAAGGCTATGGCCTACGCGCGTTCTTGGTACCCGGACAACAAGTTCATCGCGGTCAAGGAGGTCGCCAAGTGACCAGCACGCACGCGTGGTTCGCCACGATCTCGACCCCGGAGCTTCAGCGCATGGTCACCTCGGTGAACCGTGACGCGGCAGCTGCCGCTGCTACCGAGCTCGCGTTGCGAGGAGAGATCCGATGACCTTGAGCGATGCAGTAGACCTGATCAACGTCGAGCGCGTGAAGTGGCTTCGCTTCTGCGAAGCGGCCGCAGCCCGCGGCGACGAGGAGGACTGCCTAGTCGGCGGGGCTCGGGCCAGCGGCCTGGCAGACGCACTGGCAATCCTGGCGAAAGTGGTGCCCTGATGAACGAGACAGAACTCAAAGCGTTCAATCAGATAATCGCAGCGTCGTACTCGCCGGCTGAGCTCCGCAAGCTGTACCGACGGAGTAACCCGGGCCTGCCGCTGAGCATCGAGCTGGCGTTGTCGGTCGGTGCGATCGTCGCCGGGGCTGCGCTGATGTTCCTGATCACGAAAGCGGTAGGGCTGTGAGCGGGGAGTGGTTCGAGACCGAGTACGGGGCGATGCACCACTCGGACAACTGGCAGCTGGTCGCGAAGACCAACGGGTCGTACGACCTGTACCAGTTCGAGCGGGGCGACAACCCGTTCTGGTTCAAGATCCTGAACACCGATCTTGAGACAGCGAAGGTGTACGTCGAGTTCGTAGAGCGAGAGGACGTGGACGCGTGACCACTCCGGACCAGGTTTCGCCTCCCCGGGAGGATGGCGCAACGCCTCCCGGGGAGCTGCGGCTCTCCGATCGTTGCGACGCGTGTTCTGCCGCGGCTATGGAGCGCTGGGAGAACGGTCAGTTCGAGCTGCTGTTCTGCAAGCACCACGCCGACGAGCACGCTGAAGGGTTGTTCACCGCGTCGTGGGTACGGACTGAGTCGTGGGCGTTCGTCCGCGAGAACCTGTCGGGAACCGTCGGGCTGAAGAGAGTGAGGCAGGTATGACTAAGCGCCTGGCCTTCGTCGTCTGGTTCATCGTCGGCGCTGTGATGCTCGCAGCGGTCCTGGTAGCCCCGTCAGCGCGTGCTGACGGGTTCTCCGGGTGCGAGCACCGGTCGATGTCTCACCAGCTGGAGCACGGCGGTCTCAGGGCCGATTCAGACTGGCACGTGACCCACGGTGACCTGCCGACGTGCGATCCGGAGAAGAAATCCGAGAGCAAACACGACTCAGCCGGCCAGGGCAAAGACCGCGGGAAAGACAAGAAGAGTCGCTACTGCCGGAAACGGTGGTACTGCTGACCAGCTGCTTCGCTGCGGATCGAGTCGTGGTCTGGTAGCTGTAACACCGGTATCGGTTGTGACGATGCCGGTTCAGCTACGAACTTAGTGACGTTTGACACTTGCGCCGGACTAGATCAAGTGGTCTACTTTCTCCCACGGGGGAAGAGTCCCAGATCTGGGACACCAGAAAACTACGTCGCACTGTCAAGTATCGAGGGGGTTGTGCCTTGCGTTGTAACAAGATGCGAGATACGTTGGTCTGTAATACAAGGAGGACCGATGAGACCCACCAGAGAACAGCTCCCCCGCCTCTCGCTAGGAGTGATTGAGGCTCTGAAAGCTGCGGGAGAGACTGAGGCGGATATCGCCCGGATGTACGGTGTGACACCGCAGGCCATTTCATGGTACGTCCACACGTACGGAGGTAAATTGACCGCCCGGCAGGTTATCCGTCGCGAATACCCGTTCAAGGTACCCGAGCCTCTTTCTCAGTGCTCGCCGCATAAACGCCTGAGGGATCATGGCGAATACATGGCCACACGCGGCAACGGCATGAAAGAATACAAGCTGAAGCGTCTACGTTCGTTTTACCGGATGCTTCGTGAGAACAGTTGGGTTGTCGAGTTTGATCCGAACATCCCGCCTATACCCGGGGTCAGCAAATGCGGGGGCTGGGCATACAGGGAGCGCCAGGAATCCGACGAAGACCTACTCATCAGAGTCAACGAATACACAACTCTGTCCGAGATCGGACGTCACGAGATCTGGCGTTTCCCGAGCGTGGAGCCCTGATAACCACCCACCCCTTTTCTTAGAAGAATGGTTTGCACCGCATGTTCGAGATCACTTCCCGAGTTATCGGTAAGACAATCGTCCCTACTCTGAACGTGGTTAAAGACGCGTATATCCGCGCAAATACACTCGATCTGGTACCCGGAATTCGCGGCCTCCACGTTTACCGTTCTACGTGGCTAACCGACGACAGCTACATTTACCGGGAAGTGAAAGAGTTCATCGACAGGTATTGCGAGCCCGACGCTGTCGAGCGCGAAGAGCGTCACGGCGACAAATACATCATGGGCGAAATCGGGGAATTCCTGAGCTATATTCTCCGCCGCGAATACCAGCCCGCGGACTTCAACCCGTGCCCGTTGCTCGTGGAGCTGGGCCTGGCCAAAAAGCGTCGCTGCAACGCGGCCCGCAAACCTAAAGAGGAGGCAGCATCATGAGCAACATCTGGGATCAGCCGGCGTATCAACCCGGCTACTACCCGCAAGCCGACGCGGCTGCTCGCGCGGCCAAGAGGAAAGGCCGTATCGAGGGCTGGCTGGCTCTGGGAGCCATCGTGGCGCTGATCGTGCTGATGTCTATCAGCCCCGGTCACGCCCTGCTCGTGGTGCTCGGAGCGGCGTACTTCGTCCCGACGATCGTGGCGTACTACCGGAAAGCCTCGCTGAAGCAGCCTGTCGCTGTGATCAACGTGTTCCTCGGCTGGACGTTTATCGGGTGGGTCGTGGCGCTGGCTATGGCGGTGAAGTGATGCGCTGCGACGACTGCGGACGAGAGTTCGCGGATGACGAGTTGAACGGGGTCTACGAGACGGGCGGCAGGGACCGGCGTGTCCACATTCCGTCGTGCGAGTGGCCCACGCGCGCCGACCCTAAAACGCTTCAACCGAGGTTGCGGTGAGGGAGGATGTTCTATGCCCACTGACTTGACACGTAACGAGGAGGAGATCGGTGAAGGTTGAGAAGGACGTTTACGGCGGATGGACTATCGAGATGGTCTGGGGCGATGACCTCCAGGGCGGCCCCGTGACACTGACCGTACGACCTACCGACCCAGACAATCCGCCGCGGGGCGGAATCTCCCAGACAGTTCTTCGTGAGATCAACTTCACGGAAGCTGCTTCCTCCGTGCGCACGGTTAGCAGCCTTTACGAAGGCTGGGAGGAAACCCTGCGATCGCTTAGCGAGTCAAGTCGTCTCACTGACGATTACCTGACCGTTTTGTCAGCGGTGTACTCGGACTTCACGTCTAAGGGCGGTAAGAAGCCTCTGGAGCACCTCCAGGAGATCACCGGGAAGTCGAACGCTGCGGTGAAGAGTCACCTGTGGCAGGCGACCCGCCGAGGGCTGCTGGCTCGGTCGCCCGGACGGAGATCCGGAAGCCTCACCGCGAAGGGTGAGGGAATTTTGTTCGAACTCAAACTTGACAAGTAACCAGGAGGGGCCGTGACCACGGATCGCAGCGTCCAGATTCGGTATCGCGGCGTCGAGTATCGCGCTGAGCAGATCGACAACAACCCGGCGACGCTCTCCGCCGACGGAGCGGTGATCGGTACTTACCCGACTCTCCGGGACGCAACACGAGCGATTAACAAACTGACCGGCAAGACCTACTTCATCACTGGATATCCGGTAGGTATGAAGGAGGGGCAGCTGGATGCCGCCGAACGTCAGATTGATCGCTGGCAGACTCTGATAGAGCGTTTAAAAGACTACTGAAGGGCGGGATTATGAGCCTTGAGAAGGAGATTGACGCCGAGATCGCTCGGCTAGAGAGCCTAGGAGAGGGCCCCGAGGAGCTAGACGTCCTGAGACTAGCCAGGGACCAGCTCCACAAGACCAATATCAGCCTCCAGGAGGCTATGCAGAGACTCGGGATAGAAAATGGTTTGCCATGAACTTGAAACGTAACGAACTCACACCTGACCCGCCGTCGATCGATCCGAACGCGATCCTCTGCGACATGCTTCAGGGGTTCCACGAGTGGGCCGACTTCGAGGACATGGATTCCCCGGAGTTCACATTCGAGGTGTCGGTGCAGGATCGTGGACCGGTGACCGGAGGGGTTGCGGGCGCAACCTTGGTCATGAACCACGAGGGTCTGGAGCAGAAGTTCCGCGTGCTCGTGACCCGGATGAGGTCTTGATGGAGTATCAGTACGAGAAGAAACCTCGGTCGGTCTCGCAGCTGTCGTCGTTCGAGAAATGCCCGATGGCGTACAAGCTGGCCCGGATTGACAAGGCCTGGCGTCGACCGGCGGCGTGGCTCCAGCAGGGGACCGCGGTCCACGCGGTGGCCGAGCACTACATGCTCCGCCGGCTGGGTTTCGAGCCGGGTGGCCCGATGACCCGCGAAGAGGCGTACGAGGTGTTCAAGGACTCGTACCAGGAAGGTATCAGCGAGTCCACGGACGTCACGCCGAACCTCGACTGGTGGTTCTCGTCCGGGCCGTACCGCGGTCCCGACGACGTGGAGCGACGCTGGAAGATCGGGCTGGAGCAGGTGGACAAGGTCATCGACTGGATCGAGAACCATCCCTCGCTGGAGGTGTGGAGCACCCCGGACGGCAAGCCCGGGATCGAGCTGGATCTTGACTTCATGCTCGGGGATATCCAGATCCGGGGCTTCATCGACGCGGTGCTGATCCTCGACGGTGAGCCGATGGTTGTAGACCACAAGACTGGCCTTAAGCCGGGGGATGACTTCCAGCTGGCGGTGTACGCGCTGGCGCTGAAGAAGCTCTACGGCCTCGACGTCCAGCGCGGGATCTACTTCATGGCGAAGACCGGTAAGCCGACGTATCCGTACGACCTCACCGACTGGACCGAGGAGAAGATCACCGAACGGTTCCTGGCGATGGAGGCGAAGCTGGAGGCCGGGGAGTTCGAGCCCAAGCCTGGCGCTAGCTGCGCGAGGTGCGACGTGGCGTTGAGCTGTGAATACTCTATGGCCTGAAACTTGATTCGTAACGAGAGGTAACGATGAGCAATCCATCACTAGCGACCGAGGAGCAGCTGACCGAGCTGTTCGGGGTCGATACAGACACCGTCCGACGCTGGCGCAAGCAAGGGCTTGCCGCGGTCGGGGACTACTCGCCGAAGTGGGGTAAGCCGACGCCGTTGTTCAGCGTCGCATCTGCTGCTCGGTATCACAGGAAGGGCTGAGTCTTGGTCGAACGATGGACTCTTGCTGATCCGGCGCTGAAAGCGACCGTGACCAAACGGCCAGGCCCGGGGAACCTGTTGGACGTCGAGCTGGAAGACAAGCGGGCGGTTCACGAGCTCGGCGGGGTGCTGCGCGCTGCTCGCCGGGGCCTTCTCGGTCCTCCGCTGGTGAAGTTCCTAGGTACGACCGAGTCGGCGCTGATCAAAGCTACCGACAAAGTCTGGGCTGAAGAAGTCAAGGCCAAAGAGGAAGGCCGCACGATCTACAACGGGTTCATAGCGAGGGGTACGAAGTGAACAGACTGGCTATGACCGTGCTCGGAGGGTTGTCCCTAGCCGGCGCGCTGGTGTTCGGGGTAGCCGCCGGGATCGCCCGGGTTATCGCTGTTGAAGACACGACGGAGGAGGAGGAGTGAAGGATCTGACCGCGGTTCAGTACATCACGGCTCTACGGGTACTGGAGGAGCACCAGCCTGCCGAGTACTCCTGGGGAGTCGACGGCTGTACGTGCAACGCCAGCGTTGAGTTCGGGCAGCAAGCTGAGCACCAGATGCGGGAGATCGTCAAAGCCCTCAGGGAGGGCTGATGCTGTCGATCATGCAGTCGATCGAGCAAAAAGGGAACGCGGGTGACCCTCTGCCTGTGCCGTTCCGGTCGCTGACCAAGCAGGGCATCAACTTCCTGCGAGGGCAGCTGGCGCTGATCGCGGCAGCACCCGGAGGGGCTAAGTCGGCGTTCACGCTCGCTCTAGCGCTCAAAGGCCGTATCCCGACGTACTACCTCTCGGCTGACTCGGACGCGTTCACGCAGTCGACTCGCATCCTCTCGATGGAGCTCGGGATGCCGCTGGCTGAGTCCGCTCGGGCGGTACGCGAAGGTCAGTTGCCTCCGCAGGTGCTGACGTGGAACGCGGCCCCGGGGAACCCGCACGGTATCCCTATCCGGCTGAACTACTCGGCGCAGCCGACGCTCAAGGTCATCGAGACCTCGCTGGCCGCGTACGAGGAGACGTTCGGGAACTACCCACAGCTGATCGTGATCGACAACATCACGAACGTCATCACCGGAGTAGCCGCGAACGACGAGGACCCGTTCGGTGGTCTGGAAGTACTGATGGACTGGCTGCACGAGAAAGCCCGGGAGACCGGCGCGTGCATCATCGGTCTGCACCACGTCACCGCGGACAACAACTCCGGTGACAAGCCGATCCCGCTGTCGGGGATCAAGGGGCAGATTGGTCGCGTACCCGAGCTTGTAGCCACCTTGCACCGAGTCCCGTCGACGTTCGGCGGGGACACGCTGAGGGTGTCGGTGGTCAAAAATAGGTCAGGAAGAGCTGACCCTTCGGGCCGGCTGTACGCCGAGCTGAAGTTCGACGGCTCGAAGATGGAGATTAAGGATTTTTGATGCCCGATAACTTGATTCGTAACGAGAAACAGGACGTCACGGTGTTCACCACCGGTCCTGATTGTTTCAAGTGCACGCTCACCAAGAACGCGTTGACCCGCGGCGGTGTGGAGTTCCGGGAGGTCCGAGTGGACCAGGACCCCGAGGCTCTGAAGCTGGTGAAGCAGAAAGGCTACGAGACCGCTCCGGTGGTTCACGTCGCCAGCACCGGCGCGTGGTGGGACGACTTCCGGGCCGACAAGATCCGGGAGCTGATCAAAGGAGTGAAGAAGTGAACCCTGAGTTGCGTGACGTACTCACAGAAGCCCTGAAGGCGCACAAGCCGACGATGAAGCGGATCAGCCATCCGCGCCGCCAGGGTTTCCTGTTGAACCTCGACGCCTGCATTGGCTGCGAATGGACCGAGCAGGACGGTGGAGACCACGACTCACATGTCGCTGATGTCATCGCATCTCTTCCTGGTGTGGCGGTAATCCAACTACCAGAACCGGTGGGCGTGAACGGTGCCGACAACCGGGTGTGGAGCCATCTCCCGCACTACGTCGAGCAGGAGTTCAACGGTGACGTGATCATTGACGACCGGCTTGAGGTCGATGCAGCGGACCTGCGCGAGACCGCCACCGCTCTTCTCGCTGCTGCGGTTGTAGCCGAGGGGGAAGACAACCATGCCTGACATCAACGTCTCGACTGAGGCGCTTGCCAGCGATGACGTATACCGGGCCGCACTGGTCGCTCTGCGTATGTGGCGTGAAAAGGGGCGCGCCAGGGAGGACTGGCGGGAGTACCGCGACAGCACCGTTGCTTGGCTGCGATTGGCGGCGGATCGACTGGAGGCTGTGCGATGAGTGATTTCCCGTCCGCTGAGCAGCAAGCCCGCAACCGGTTGATCAACAGCATCGAAAACACCATCTGGAACGCACTCGAACAACAAGACGGACCATACGTGGACCGCGAAATGGGAATGGTCGACGCGTCCGGCGCTGGTCTCGACATGACCGCTGTTGCTGCTGCTGTCGCGGATATCTTTGTCGATTCTGAAGACGACTGTTCGTGGTGCCACAGTCCGTGTGCTGCAGGGGGCTGGTCTGAACCGGCCGATGTCGAGTCGCTTCCCGCGCTGCTGTGCCTTCCATCGGAGGTGGCTGAGCAGATGGTGAACGAATGGCTTCTGCGATGACGATGTTTGTTTCTAGCCCGGTCCCCGAGAATGACTAGGGTTCCTACATGCAAGGACTGCATCGCCGAGGGGATCACCACGATCCGCAAGCCTGCGCTCACCCGCGCCGGCAACCCAGTCCCCGGGAAGCGGTGCGTGACGCACCACCGGGCCCGTCGGAAGGCCGCGCGGGAGACGGCCAGGGAGCAGCGCCTGATCGATACCTACGACATCGACCTGGATGAGTACGACAAGATCAAGGCTCATCAAGGAGGCAAGTGCGCTATCTGCCGTATCGCTACCGGAGCCAGGCGTGCACTCGCAGTCGATCACGACCATGCAACGGGTTACATCCGGGGCTGTCTCTGTAAGCCCTGTAACGTAATGCTGGGCCGCGCAAGGGATTCCACGGAGTTCTTCGAGCGCGCTATCGAGTATCTGAAGAGCCCACCCGCGTTCGCGGTGATCGGGAAACGTATCGCTCCGATCGAGCGAGAGAAGCTTTCGGCACGCGCCGAACTTGACACGTAACCACTAGGAAGGAACAAACACCATGAACCATCCCGTACCAACCGCCCGCCCGAACCTGATCCGTCAGCAGGTCCTGGCCGCGCTGCTCAACCCGAAGACCTACAAGCTCGCACGCAACGTCTCGGAAGAGAACATCGACCGCACAGCTCGGAGGTGGGGCAAGTGAACTTCTTCATGTACGTGATCTACCCGACCATAACGTTCTGGGTGGGTTTCTTGATCGGAGTCATCTGATGAGCCAGGGCTGGATGAAGATCGAGGCGTTCGTCAAGGTCGATCCGACGTTGGATACCGAAGAGGTCTACGACCTGATCTACGAGACGCTCAGGCGCGAGTTCCCGTACCACGAGGGCATCGAAGTGTACGAGGTCGTCCGGTGGAACCTTCACAAACGCTGATCGCGAAGGTCATCGAGCGCCTGGCCCCTGACTGGGTTCCGCCCGAGGACACGGGCCGGGTGTGGATTCCCTGCCTCTGCTGGCACCACGAGGAGTCGCGGCCGTCTGCCGCGGTGTCGTACCAACTGAACGCCTTCAACTGCCTCGCTTGTTCGGCGCGGGGCAACGCGATCACGTTGCTGATGACTTACGAGGAGGTGAACTATCAAACAGCAGTCGAAAGAGCACAAGAGCTATCTCCTTCAGGCGTCGCAGCGTTATCACAAAGCACTGGCTGGGTCCGCGGCCGAGGAGTATCTGGCAACCCGCGGGCTGACCGCGCCGGCTATCGCAGAGGCGGTGACGCAGTTTCGCCTCGGGTACGTGGAGGAACCGCTGCCGGGTCACGAGATGTACAAAGGGATGCTCGCTATCCCTTACCTGCGATGGGCTCCGGACGAGCGGTGGCAGGTGGTCTCGCTGAGGTTTCGTCGCCTAGACGCCGCCGAGGGTAAACCGAAGTATCTGACCGTCCCAGGTGACACCGGGCGGCTGTACAACACGCTGGCGCTGCTGCAGCCGGGTCAGCGGATCGGGATCGCGGAGGGCGAGATCGATGCGTTGACAGCGTCTGTCGCGGGGTTCCCCACGGTCGGGGTCCCCGGAGCGCAGGCGTGGAAAGAGCACTTCCGCGAGCCGTTCCTCGGGTACCTGGAGGTGTTGATACTCGCGGACGGTGACGACGCGGGGATGCAGTTCGCCGAGACGGTGGCAGGTGTTCTGCCCAACGCGCGGGTCATCTCGATGGGACGGGATGAAGACGTAAACAGCCTGGTCGTAGGCCACGGCGTACAAGCACTGAAGGAGAAGATCGGATGGCAGTAGTAGTTCTGACTAAAGACCACGGGAAGATCCTGCACGAAGAGGCGGCGACCGCCAAGTGGGATGAGCTCGGGTTCCTGTCGCTGTTCAGCGATGAGACTGACGCGAGCTCCGGGATCGCGGGCTACGCCGCGGGTACCTGGGTGTCGGCGGCGAAGGTCGAGCTGACGGAAGAGGTAGGTAAGGCGAAGCCTCGGGTGTGGGAGTCGCTTAAGGACGTGCCTCCAGGAACCCACGTAACCGACAAGGATGGGGGTGACTGGTACGTGAATATGCAAGGAGGGGCGAGTGTCTACGCGCCCGGTAACCCCGCCAGCAAGATTGAGCCTCGGGATGACGTATGCGCCCCCTTCACCGAGGTGATCGCATGACCGAATCCATCCTCGAAGAGGCTCAGCGGTTGATCCACGGGCCTCGGAACAAGAACTACGGACACCCCCGGGAGAACTTCGCTGACATCTCCGCGTTGTTCTCCGCGTACCTGGAGCGACCGATCACTGACCTGGACGTCGCGAATCTGATGATCCTGGTCAAGGTGGCCCGGGTGAAAGGTACGGGGTACCACCGGGACTCTTACACCGACATCGCGGGTTACGCCGGCTGCGCCGAGCGGATCTACGAGGAGCCGGTAGAGGAGGACGGTCAGCTCGCTCTGTTCGATCTTCCGCTGCCCGACGACTTGATTCGTAACGAGAACGAGGACTCGCTGTCTTGGGTGGATGCGCTCAACGACATCACGTACGCGGACGGCGAAGACGAGGACGCTCTCGTGGATCTGGACGAGCCGCGGGTGTGGCATCGCTGGGCAGACGTCCCGTTCAACACCAGGGTGGAGGACCGCATCGGGCGTGCATGGGTCAGGTGGGACAGCGACGGGCTACCCCACCGTGATCACGAGGGCCCCTTCACGGAGGTCGTCGAGTGATCGTCGGTAAGAGCCAGACCCTCCCGGAGGGATTCGCAGTCGTCGGAGTCGAGCTCGGCGGTAACCGCACCTACACATCCGTCACCAACGCGATCAACGCGCTGGACGACGTCTACCGATCAGTACGCGCGGAGCTATCCCTCCTCGCAGAGAAGGGAACCAAATGACCCAGCGTATCGTCTTTCTACCCGATACCCAGTTGCCTTTCGAGGCGCGCAAAGAGATGCAAGCGGTCATCCGCTTCATCGGGGATGTCCAGCCGTACGGCGTGGTACATATCGGTGACGTCCTAGACCTGCCGCAGCCCTCGCGCTGGAATCGGGGGACCAAGGGCGAGTTCGAGGGCTCGGTGTACCGCGACGCGGACTACGCCAAGAAGAACCTGATGGAGCCACTGCGCAAGGTCTACGACGGCTGGATCGGGATGCACGAGGGCAACCACGATCTGCGAGCCCGCGAGTACCTGGCCAAGAATGCACCGGCCCTGGAGGGTACGCACGCTTTCGACATCGACGTGCTGCTCGACTTCGACGGGTTCGGTGTGGAGCTGCTGCCTGACTTCTACGACATCGCTCCGGGCTGGATCTCCACTCACGGGCACATGGGCAAGATGACGCTATCCCAGATCGCCGGATCGACAGCGCTCAACGGTGCCAAGAAGTTCGGCAAGTCCGTGGTCTGCGGCCACACGCACCGGCAGGCTGTCGTCTCGCACTCGTTCGGGTACGGCGGCTCGGTCCGCAAGACCGTCACCGGCATGGAAGTCGGGCACCTGATGGACATGAAGAAGGCCAACTATCTAAAGGGCGGAGCTGGGAACTGGCAGATGGGCTTCGGGATGCTCACGGTCGACGGCAAGCATGTCAAGGCTGAGATCGTCCCGATCCTGGGAGGCAAGTTCACCGTTGACGGCCAGGTCTGGGAAGTCTGACGCCGTGGCCTTGACACGTAACGGGAACGTTCTGCCGTACCTGCACTTCGAAGCCCGGTCCCGGGAGATTCCCCGGGTCGAGCTGATCGAGGTTCTGGTCGAGGAGACCTACGCCAAGCGCAGTCTGGAGCCGGTGAATGGATGACTCTCTCCTGGACAAGCGCCTCAGACGAGGTGCGAAGTCCGCAGGGGTGGAGTGGTCTCTGACAGCCGATCAGCTGGAAGACCTGACCGGGGACCTGTGGGTCGCTGTTCTGGAGAAGTCGTCGCGGATGGCCGCGGCTACGCAGCCGTCGGAGGGCGAGGCTATCTCGTTCCTGCGCCGTCACGCGTATCAGATCCTGAGCGAGTCCGCGTTCGCGGACGACCTAGCCCGGGGTGACTGGGACTACTCGTCGGAGTCGATCAAAGACGCGCTCAAAGGCCGATCGGACAACGTGTACCTGATGGAGGTGATTCCGCAGGCTGTCTCCCAGCTCGTGGATCGCCACCCGCCGTACGCGGAAGCGCTCAAGGTTCGGTACATCGACGGGGTGGTTCTGCGGGACCAGGCCGCCAAGGACCGGCTGAAGAACGCTCACCGCGCGGTGCTCGAAGAGGTCCACAAGGTCATCAAGCAGACCGACGACCACGACGGCCCGGGCTCGCGGTCCAAGGTGTTCCCGGACTCGATCCGGTCGCACAACGGCCCGGGTGACCCTGTCGGGGAGATGGCTACTCGTCTCGCTGACGACGGGTGGAAGTCAGCCGGCGAGGACGGTCTGACGTACCGGGAGCTGTTCGACCTGGCTACCACCGAGCAGGTGACCTCCAGTGCTCCGAAGCATCGCCGGGCGTGCCCGGTGTGCCACCACATAGTGCCGATCAGCTCGGGACGGTTCAGGGACCACCTGATCCCGTCCTGCGCAGGGTCAGGGGCTGCCGCGTGAACATCTTCGACGGCCAGTTCAGCGGTATGTCCGGCGTCGACATGTACCGAGCGTGGGTGACGCCTGAGCTCTACCCCAACCAGAAACCAGCCCTCCTGGCTAATTGGCCAGACGAGGACAAAGAGATGTTCGTGGGTGCCGAATGGACCCGCGGCTACAACCGGAAGGAAACCGAATGACTGTCACCACCGATCCCTGGGCCTCGAACGACAACGGCCCCGAGCAGCCTGTCGCCACCACCGCTCCTGCAACCACCGTGGTCAACAACAGCAGCAACGTGGCACCCGGCGAGGGCAAGATCGTCACCACCCTGAAGGGCGGCCGGGACTTCGACGCGCCGTGGATCGTTATCCACGCGTCGTCGGTCGAAGAGTCCGACGCTCTGCTGGATGCGAAGTTCAAGGACTACATGGACAAGGTGAAGAAGGTCGCCGCGGCGTTCGCGGGCGGATCAGCTGCACCGGCTCCCGCACAGTCCTCGGGCGGCGGGTACCAGCGACAGGCTCCGCAGGGTGCGCAGGAAGCCCCGGAGTGGGCTCCACCGAAGCCGTACGACGACTTCGTCTACAAGACCGGGGTGTCGAAGAAGACCGGCAAGGTCTGGCACGCGTGGATGCCTCCGACCAAGGATGACGGTCGCGACGCCAAGTTTTTCTATGCAAATTAACTTGACTCGTAACCACCTAGGAGGGTGTAATTGAGCGAGGAAATCAAGGTTCCGAAGTTCATGGTCATGCTCCAGAACGGGTTGTTCTGGACGTTCCCGGACGACTGCGAGTACCGCATCAGCTCCGATGAGCTGTCCGTGGACTTCGGGGAAGGGGAGTACCGGGTCTTCCCGATCAAGAACAACATCGCCTACTACGGGCGAGTGATGGTCAAGGAAGAAACCCCGGAGGGACAGATCCGACGGGAGTTGGGGCTGTGAAGAAGTTGGTTGCAGCGGTGCTGCTGGGAGTGTCAGCGATCGGTCTCACGGCGTGCGAAGGCGGTGAGGACAGCTCCGGTCCGAACGGAGTAATCATCGTGGGCGGGGTGCCGTATTTTTACTGACTGCGACTTGATTCGTAACCACTAACGAAGGGAGGGGCGGGTGAAGCAACACCGCTACCAGATCAAGGACGAGACAGTTCTGGTCAACGTCGTAGAGCACGAGGATGATCTCAACGGGTTCGAGAGCTTCATCCGCTCCAACCTCCGGATTCTCGGCCTCGATACCGAGACCACGGATCTGGGGATCTACAAGCCGGACTTCGGTATCCGGCTGATCCAGTTCGGTAACCCGTGGGAGTCGTGGGTTCTGCCGGTGGAGCGGGGCGGTGTGTTCGTAGGAGCCGCCGTCACCGCTCTCCAGAAGGTCCAGCGCTTCGTCATCCACAACGCCGCGTTCGACCTCCAGGTGATCGAGCGGACGCTCGGTGTGCCGATGGAGCAGATGTGGCCGAAGGTCGAGGACACCAAGATCTACTCGCACCTGGTAGACCCCCGGGCCTACAAAGAAGGTGGGACCGGACACAAGCTGGAAGAGCTGACGAAGTTCTACATCGACCCGGTGACCGCCGAAGAGGTCAAAGCCTCGATGGCTCGCCTGGCCAAGAAGCACAAGACCACCAAAGACAAGATCTGGGCGCTGGTCGACCTGGACGACCCGGACTACGAGCTGTACGCCGGCATGGATACGATCCTGGTGTCCCGGCTGCTGGGCAAGGTAGCCCCGCTGGTGCCGGAGTCGTCGCACAAACTGATCCCGTACGAGCACAAGCTCGCTGAGGTGATGTCGTACGTCGAACGCACCGGGTTCCTGCTGGACGTCGACTACTCGGAGAAGCTGTCCGCGGACATGCTGCGGAAGTCCGAGCACTACACCGCGGTAGCTCGTTACGCCTACGGAGTCGACTCGGTGAACTCGACCGAGAAGCTGGCCGACGGGCTGGAGCGTACGGGCGTGAAGATCAAAGGCCGTACAGCCACGGGTAAGCGACAGGTGAACGCCGAGCTGCTGGAAGCTCTGGCGGAGGAAGGCAACGCGCTGGCTAAGGCCGCGATCGAGGCGAAGAAGTGGGGTTCCTGGGAGAAGACCTGGGTCCGCAACTTCATCGAGCGGCGGGACGCTGACGACCGGGTCCACCCGGGGATCAATCCGCTGCAGGCCCGTACAGGCCGCATGAGCACGTCTAACCCGTCGGCTCAGAATCTGCCGTCGGGAGATTGGATGGTCCGCCGCTGCTTCCTGGCGGACCCGGGGCAGCTGATGGTCTCGGTCGACTACCAGGCGCAGGAGCTTCGCGTCCTGGCAGCGCTCGCCAACGACCGGACGATGATCCGCGCGTTCGAGGAGGAGGCGGATCTGCACCAGGTGACCGCGGACGCCGCGGGCATGGATCGCAAGGTCGGCAAGATGGCCAACTTCCTAACTGTGTATGGCGGGGGTGCGGGGAAGCTCGCGACCAACGCAGGCATCACGTTCCCGGAGGCGAAGAAGGTGCTTGACATCTTCGCGGCCACCTACCCCGGGGTTACCGATCTGTCCAAGAGCCTGCAACGGGAGGCGGCGAACCTCGGGTACGTCATCACCCCTACCGGTCGTCGGCTGCCCGTCGACCCTGACCGGGGATACGCGGCGCTGAACTACATGGTGCAGTCCACGTCACGTGACGTAACGGCTAGCGCTGTGCTGCGGCTGCACGAAGCGGGGATGACACCGATGATCCGTCTGGTGATCCACGACGAGGTTCTGGCGTCGGTACCCGAGGCCGAGGCTGAGGTTACGGCTAAGGAGATCGGTCGAATCATGGAGCAGACGTTCCGCGGCGTGCTGATCAACACCGACCCGGAGGTTGGAGGCCGCTCCTGGGGCGCGGCATATCTGAAGAAAGACGAGCAACCGTCCGCAGATCCATTTCTGCGGATTCCAGCTTGATTCGTAACGGAAGGAACAGCATGGAGTTTCAGGACTTTCTAGACAAGTTGTACCAGGTGTTCTCGCAGACCACCGGGGCTGAGGACCGGTTCTGGACGGTGACGAAGATCGTGCACGGTGACGACGAGCTTTTCGAGGTGTACGCGGTCGGCGAGGACGAGGACGACCCCTGGTTCATAGGCACCTTCAACTCGGAGGTAGACGCCGACTTCACCGCGTCGATCCACGGCGCTATCGCAGACCTGGTGCGCCGGTCGATGGAAGCGGTCGACGACGCGGCTCGGCTGGAGCTGGAGCGCGACAACCTGATGGGCCGGGTCTTCGACCTGGAGCTGGAGATCCAAGGGCTCAAGAGTGAGCTGGGCCGTTACGAGGGGTTGGAATGAGCAAGCACGAGTACGTCGGATTCGCCGTGGGGTTCGAGTGTCTGGTGAAGCGATGGGAGCAGGACGCTGTCGCCCGTCGGCTGGGCCTGCGCTGGTCGACCAATGGCGTGGAGGGCCGACACCGGCTGCCGGAGGTTCGCTTCAGCCAGGAGCTTCCGGACGCCGCCGTGTACTGGTCCCCGAACCGCAAGGCGTTCTTCCGCCGAGACGACAACCTCCCCTCGGGGTGGGTGCAGCGCATCTACCCGCGTGTAGCTACCAACTTCAGGACCGCGGAATGAAGCGGGTGCGTGAACTGGTGCTGATCCGGATGCTCGACCACGAGGTTCGGCTGGAGCACCTGATCCAGATCGTGCGGGGGTGGTTCCGGTGAGGGAGCTCTGGGGTAACGACGCCAGGAAGTGGCTGATCCGCAAGAGCCCGCACACCCAGGAGTGGATCGTGTTCCCGTCGGTCGGATCGTTCTACGGCGTCATCACGTTCCACCCGGACTACGAGTCGGCACGGGCCGACTTCATCAGGCAAACGAGGAGACCATAATGGCAAAAGCAGAAAACAGCATCACCGTCAAAGTAATCCCTGTGATCCTCACACCTGACGAGGTGCGGCAAAAGATCGTCGACGTCATCTCCGACTGGGTCACGATCTACTCCTGTGACGCCGAGCAGGTGGCTGCCGAGATCCTATCCGGCGTCACGCTCGTCCAGGTGGGGGACGTCGAGGAGAAGCCCGAGCCCCGGGTGTGGGAGAAGATTCAGGACGTGCCCGAGGACGTCGTTGTTCGGGACTCCAATTCGGACATCTGGTTTTGGGCGGGCCGCGAGCTGTACCACGAGGCCAGCGGAGCCCCCTGGGGTTGGGCCTCGTCGACCCGTTACGCCAAGTCAGGCCCTTTTACCAAGGTGATCGCAGGCCCTTTTACCGAGGTGGTCGAGTGAGCAAGAAGAAGAAAGACATCACCGTCGAGCAACTGGCCATGATCGCCGACCGCCTTACCGAGGCGGTGGATCTGCTGAAGATCATCTCGACGCAGACCCGTCAGTCAGAGGTGATTACGGTGCGTCAGCATGACGATCCGGAACTGCAGCGTCGTAAGGTGAGCGCGGCTCAGGAGATCGAGGCCATCCGCGCCGAGGAGGCCGAGCGCTACCACGCCTACCGTGACAAGCCTCTGCAGCCGTACGTGCGGGTCCACGAGGCCCCGTAAACCCCTCTAGCGTCCACGGAGACGGACGCGCACCCACAACTGAATAGAGACTACCGGAGAAGCCCTCTGCGAGCCCTAGCGGCCCGTAGGGGGCTTTTCTGCGTTTACGAGGTCTAGAGCCGCGCCCAGCCTCAGATGCTGCTCATACTCCTGCAGATCCCCGAAGTCGATCGTGCGAGTCAGCCCGCCGCGGACGTCGAACGTCAGCCGAACGTTCATCGACCGGAGCCAGGTGTTCTTACCCGCGGTGTCCTGTGCCGCCCACCAGTCCGCGAACCGCTGCCCGGTCTCGCGCCACTCCCAGCCCGACGGGCGAGCCTCTAGCCCTTCCAGCTCCTCCTGCCGCGCGGCCAGCGCCGCGATCCGGGAGTCGAGCGCCTCGCGCTGCGGAGAGCCGACCCGGTACGCCGGGGAGCCGATCAGCGACGTCAGGTCCACCAGCTCCGCGTTCACCTCCGCGAGTTCGACCGCCGAGTCCGAGCCGGCTACCCAGACCTTCTCCAGCCGCTCCGCGTCCCCGAGCAGATCCAACACCTGCTCCTCGCAGAACGCGTCCCACTCGGCGATCGGCACCGTACCGTTCCCGCAGCGCTGGGCGAACCCGAACGACCGGCATCGGTAGCGGGGGATCTTCCGGCCGGCGTCGAACTTGTAGGCAGGCTCCCCGCACACCGCGCAGAACAGCACCCGCAGCAGCAGCGACGGGGTAGAGACCGCAGGCTTGGCCCGGTCGGCCTTCACCAGTTCCGCCCGCAGCGATTCCAGCTGCTCGCGCGTCAGGATCGGCTCAGCCCGCACCAGCGGGGCTCCGTCGTCGTCTCGGACGGTCTTACCGTTCAGCGTCGCGTACCCGAGCATCGCCTCGGAGATCAGCGAGCGCTTCAGCGCGGTAGCCGACCACTCCCGGCCCTGCGGCTCGCGGCCTTGCAGCTTCGCGAAGTAGTCCTTCGGCGACAGGATGCCGCGCTGGTTCAGGTCGTGGGCGACCAGGTGTAGCGGCTCGTGGTTGTCGACGACGCGGTGATAGACCTCGAGGATGCGTTCGCGCTGCACGGGGTCGACGAGCAGCCTCCACTCCCCGTCCACGCGGGCGGGCATGTAACCCCACGGCGGCAGGGAGCCGCGGTACTTGCCGGCGCGGATGTTGAAGTGTGCGGCCGAGCGGTTCCGCTCCTTGATCGCCTCCAACTCCATCTGCGCCACCGTACCCATCAGCGCGATGACGACCGCCGCGAACGGCGAGGTCGTATCGAAGTGCGGTTCGGTCGCGGACACCACCAGCTTCTTGTGGTCCTCAGCCCAGTGCACCAGCTGCTGCAGATGCCGGATCGATCGGGTCAGCCGGTCCACCCGGTAGGCCACGATCACGTCGAACGGTTCGTCCTCGAACGCCAGCCAGCGGGCGAGGTTGGGTCTGCGCTTGCGGTCGAACGGATCCACGGCTCCGGACACGTCGAGGTCCTCGGCTACGCCCACCACCTCCCAGCCGCGCTGGACGCAGAGCTGCTGGCAAGACTCCAGCTGACGCTCCGGGGAGGTCGTAGCATCGGTCACACGGGATAGACGGATCACCACCAGCGCTCTCACGCTAGATCTCCTTCGGACGATTGACGCTTACGGCCGGAGCTTCGCCCCGGGCCTGGTTTGTACCGTACACCACTGAGACCGCGGTGGTTGACCAGACAAACCACGAAGACACAGGTCTTCACGGCCATACCCCCTGAAACAAGAAAAGCCCCCTACCTAGCCTTCGCGGGCCGGGTAGGGGGTTTCTTGGTATGCGAGGTCAGTAGGTTTCGGTGACCTCTTTGTGGGCGCGGCCTCCACCGCAGTGGCGGGAGCACTTGAAGACCTTGCGGTCCTGACCGTCTTTGTGAACGGTCTTGTAGGTACCGTCGGAGTTCATGACCGGACGCCACTCAGCGCCCGCACCGCCGGAGCCGGTAGCGCAGGCGTGCTTGTAGATCTGGCCGTGCCCGAAGCCATGGTTCGAGCAGTGCTCCGGAGCAGCCTGGGAGATCGGTGCGATACCGAGTCCGAGACCGGCCGCGAGGATGCCCGCGGCTGCGATGGTGCGTAACATAACAGTGCCTTCCTGATGGTGGGTGTGCGACCGACGGGGTTGGTTGGTTCTCAGGCCTTAGCCCCGCCGGTCGTTCTCTTGCAGACGACTTTAGTCGTAACCGGGTTACGTGTCAAGCGCGAGTTATTCCCACTCGATCAGGACGTAGCCGTCACCGCCGTCACCACCGTGGGCTGTGGAGGACCCACCGAGACCGCAGCCTCCGCCACCTCCACCGCCGTACTTGCCGCCTTTGCCGCCGTTACCGGTGACCGGGCGTCCTCCACCGCCACCAGCACCAGGATTACCGCCGGTTTGATCGACGGCGTCGCCGCCGTCGTTGGAGCCGGAAGACGACCCGCCTGATCCGCCGGTGCCGTGGGTGGAGTTGCCGCCTCGGCCGCCGTTACTTGGCGTCTGCGACGAGGAGTACCCGCCGCCACCGCCGCCGCCGAAGAGGGTAACCCAGCATCCGGATGCGCCCTCGGGTACCGGTTCGTCGTAGATATCCGTGTATCCGGGGTCTTCGCTGGAAATGCTGAACGGGGTGAAGTCCGGAACCGGAGGCCAGATCTTCATCGCGCCGACGTAGACCTTCGCCGCAGCATCCCCGACGAACACACCGACAACGTCTAGGTCACCGACTTTCAGACTCATTCGATGACCACGTAGATCGTGTCAGGGTCCGGAGACCCCAGCTCGTCGTAGTCCTCCTGGGAGATCACCAGGATCGACTTACCGTCGAGCGCGTCTTGCATCGCGTTGTGCTCCGAACCCAGCTGGTTCAGAAACGCCGCGTCAACCTGCTGACCAACACCGTCTACCCAGTTCTCGGGAAGTGCCATGCGTGCTCCTTAGAAGCGGATAAACCCGTCGGTCGGCCACACAACCTGGATGTCCGAGCCGTTCGGGATGACGAATTGGTAGGTAGGGGAGTCGTGGTAAGACAGCAGCGTCGACGTAGACGCGGTACCGGTGTGCTTGTAGACGATGACCGCCTCGCCCGTGTCACCTTCGACCTCGGGGAACACCGTCGGGTCAGCCTTCACCCAGCCAGCAGAAGTCACCGACTTACCGGTCAGGCTCTCCGAGACAGCGATGATCGCCCCGGACGGGATGTTCGCTAGCGACGTGTGCGACGTCAGGTTCACGGTGTAGTCGTCGGCGTCGATCATCAGCGCCCGGATGTCGTCGTTCAGCCAGTCGATATCGCCTCTGGCTGCCGCAGCACGGCAGCTGTTGTAACGAGCAGAAATCTCTTGTCTCCTTAGATCTCGAACGGCACATCAGCCGGGATCTGGTTGTCGCCGGTGGACTCGACCGTCAGGTACAGCGTCGGGTCACGGACCTCGTCTGCGTCCTCAGCAGGATCAGGACGGAAGATCCAGTCCCGGTGCCCGGTGGACTCAGGGTCCAGCAGGTACGCGATCTGATAGAACAGATCGACCGCGTCGACGTGGGCCGAGAAGTTGTTCAGAGTCACCGCGATGACCGATCCGTCTTCGGAGTTGTAGAAGATGACCGCGATGTAGCCGCCGAGGTTGCCGACCCAACCCTGCCACGCTCCCCAGCAGATCGAGTTCAGACCGAACCCCATCCAGCCCGGGCCCTGATGAGGCCCCGCAGGCTCGTACTCGACGTACGTCGTGAAGATCTCTTTGCGGAGCTGCTGCATCTCCTCGGACAAAAACGCCCCGTCGTACAGCGCTTTACCGAACCGAACGAAGTCCTCCATGTTCCCGGCGAGAGAACCGGCAGCCCCCGACCACGAGGTCGAGACCGCGGTGAACTCCAGGTCCTTGGACGTCGGGTAGCCGAGGAACGCCGCGAGGAACGCGAACGGCCCGAGGATCGCTTGGATCTGCGGCAGCGCCAGGTTCGGGGTCCAACCCCGGACATACGGCGGGTTCATGTAGTTCGTCGTCGGCCAGTGCAGCGACGGCATATCGACCTCGGACTGCCACTCTTGCACGACGATCTGATCGACCGTCCGGCCGTCGTTGTAGACGGCTTCCAGGACCTTGCCCAGCAGCCACGAGGCTGCGTTCGAGTACGACGAGCCCTGACCCGGCGCGAAGTTCACCACCGAGTTACGGATGTAGTTCAGCGGGTCGTACGTCGTGGTCGGGCTGAGGAAGTACGTCTGCTGGACCGCGGGGTCTGTCATCCAGTCCTTGAGCCCGTCCTGGAACAGCAGCAGCTGCCGGATCGTGATCTGGCTACCGTTCGGGACGCCGGTGACGAACTCGCTGATCGTGTCGTCCCAGTCCAGCAGCCCGTCGTCGATCGCTTTGAGGATCAGGGTGTGAGTGAACATCTTCGAGCACGAGCCGTACCGGAAGTTCTTCTCCAGCGTCAGCGGAGAGTTCGAGGTGCGGTCCCCGCCATACGCTTTGTAGTACGACCCGGTCGGGGTTTCGATCCCGATGATCGCCCCGTCGGCTACCTTGCCTGACGTTGGCTTGATCTTCGCCGCTACCAGCGCATCGATCTGCGCCCGGACCACCGGGTCCAGCGGGTCAGCCGGAGACAAAGCGTCGGTGACAGCTTCCGCCTCCAGCTCAGCCAGCGTCTTGGGCAGCGACTCGTTACCCGCCATGTCGATAGCGGTGATCGTGATCTGCTCGGAGTAGTCGGTGTCCGGAGACAGCCCGGTGATAGTCACCGAGCCGAGCTCCGTCACAGGGGAGGTGTTCTGTCGAACGCCGTTGCGGTACACGTTGTAGCCGCGAAGTCCGCTAGGCATCGTCGACAGCTCCCGAGGGTGTGATAGTGATCGAGGTGGTCGTCGCAGACACGTCGACGTGCAGCGCGGAGGTGTTCGGAGGCGTCACGTCGCCTTCGCCGTCGCCCACGACCTCGCCAGGCAGAGCGCCCTTGCGGAACTGGACAGCCGCGCATGCGGGTCCACCGGGGCCACCCTGGGTGTAGATACCGAGCCAGTGACCGCCGTTACCGCCGCCGCCAGGCTTGGTGCCTGCGCCGCCGTACGCGTGCTGGTCACCGCCGGAGGCCAGCTTCAGGCCGTTGTATTCGACTTCCTCGATGCCTTTACCGACCGGCTTGCCGAGCGCCACAGGGCGCTGACCGGAGCCGTTAGAGCCGTTGGCAGCGGACACCACGAACCCGGGGATCGACAGCTCAGCGCCGTCCCACTCCAAGATCGTGGTGGTACCGGAGAAGTGCTCACCACGGGTCCAGGTCACGGTGTTGACACCGCCAGGCAGGCCCGGGTTGCCGTAGAACCCGAGGAACCCGTCGGCACCCTCGCCGCCCTTACCGGTGACGATCGCGTCGATGCGGTCGCACCACGCCGGGACCGGGATAGCTACAGGCTTCTCGAAGAACTCGACCTGCGGGTCGTGGTGATCCGAGCCGGTGCCGGTGTCCACCGCGATACCGACGCGGGGGACGTTGTCGGTCCAGGTGACATCGGCTTTGTTCAGCTTGGCCGGGGGAAGAGAAGGCGTCGACAGCGATCGGGTAGCCCCGACGTTGCCGATCGGGGCGCCGTCGTTGTCCGGGAGGTTGAAGTCCCGGCCGCGCATCGTGTGCGTGCCGCCGACGGCGATGAACTCGTACGCCAGCAGGTCGCCGACGTACGCCGCGATCGGGGTAGTGAGTTCGTACGCCATGTTCGCGCCGGGAGACGCGGAGCCCGCCAGCAGGCCCGCGATGTTCTCGGACTGGTGGATCAGCTCGCCCAGCTCCGGGTCGGAGCGGTCGTCAACGCAGCGGTAGACGTTGATGTAAAAGTCGGTGATGCCCGAGGTGCCCCAGCCGATCCAGGTGATCAGGCCGATAGGCATCGACTGCTCTATCACGTCGAACGCGATGATCGAGGTTCCGGGGGCGACCGAGACCGTGGAGTTCAGGGTGTCCAGGTCGAAGTTTCCGCGCTCGGACTTGTACAGCCCGGACTTCGGCTTCTTGTTGTTCTGGATACCGAGGATGTCCCAGGCGAACCCGCCGCGGGCAGCCGCCGAGGAGATCTGCTCGATCAGCGACTGGAGATCCGAGATCCCCGCGCCGATACCGGTGACCCCGACGATGCCCGAGACGATCGCATCGACGATGCGCTTGATGGTCTCTTCGATCGACCCGCCGCCCAGCACACCGCCGACCGCACCGGGCCGGATGTTGGTCAGCGAGAAGATCAGATCTTCGATCGTGTGACCGATGTTCAAGGTGCCGGTGAGCGCCTGGACGATCGCGTCGATCACCGCGCCGATACGCGCAGCGGCGTGCTCCAGTTCGTCGCGCAACTCTTGCGGGAGATACGAGAGGATCTGCTCCAGCACCCGCGGGGTCTCGCGGATCGCGCCCATGATGGCGTCGACCGCGCCGGCGACGGTGTTGAACGCGCCTTCCAACACGTTCGGGATGAAGTCTTTGAACTTCTGCAGCGCTTCCAGCGGCAGGCGCAGCAGCAGCTGCGGTAGCACCAGCAGCGCGTTGGCCGGGTTGAAGTCCGGGACCTGGAACAGCGACCGGGCGATGTCCTCGGTCATGTCCTGGCCGTAGCGGTAGTCACCGCCGCCGATGACGAACGCGCCGTCTGGAACATCAGGCACCCACTGGTCGTCAGCCACTAAGACCTCCGTTACATATCAAGTTCAGAGCAGCAGTTCGGCCGGGGGAGCCGGAGGCTTCCGTCCCGGGATGTGCTTGCTGATCCACGACTGCAGGACGCGGATGTAATCGATCGACAGCTGCAGCCGGGTCTTGGTCGTGTAGTTCTCTTCTTCGAGTTGGTTGACGCGCACGGTCAGGTCCGCGATCTCGGCTTTGAGCGGGGCGATCAGAGTCACCGCGGTCTCGACGAAGATCTGCGAGGCCTCCGCCTCGGTCTTCTCGATCTCGGCGGGCTCCCGTCGCCGGGAGCGCCACTTCTCGCCGTAGATACCGATCGCGATGCCCGCAGGACCGCTAGCCACCGCCAACCAATCCAGGACCTCGGTCACCGTTTCGTAGGGGTGACGTGGCGGCGGATCACGAATCCGAGGACGAACGGTGCAGCCACCGCGTAGATAGCGACCGCCTGATCGATCCACGAGACGTCGAACGTCTTACCGAGGACGAACCCGGCGAAGCCCAGTCCCGCGGCCACAGCGCCGCGCAGCACCGCAGGCTCGGGGACGTACTCCTCGATGCCTTCGATGTCACCGTCTTTGTCCAGGTCCCAGCCCAGGTGCGGGATCTCGAAGCCGCCTGTGTTCAGCTCAGCGAGGTCCATCTCTTCGGTAGGCAGGTCAGACACGTGCAACGGCTGGGTGTCTTCCAGGTCTGGCATAAGCGGGCCTCTCATTCGACCGCAGCCTGATGCTGCGGCAGGGGTGCGGTAGGAATCAGGCCCATTTGCTTGTAGATGTCGAGCTGGGCTTGCTGCTCTTGCTGGGTGAGCGTCCGAGGATCTTGGACACGGAACTTCGGAGGCTCCGGGGTATCCGAGGGAACCCACTGCGCAGCGGGGTTGTAGTGGCTCCTCGGCCCGCGGGCGGGGGCCTGGAACTTCTTGGTCTGCTGAGGCAGCTTGCTGACGTGGATGTTCCCGTTCTCGTCAGCGAGCCGGCGCAGAGAGTCCACATGCACAATCCCGAGTTCCGTGAAGTGCTTCGACCAGTACTTGGCCATCACCGGGTTAGACAGCGAATGGCCTCCGGACGGGTGGGGGAGTCCCCAGAAAGCCCAGGCAAGGGCTTCCTCCGGCTTGTCCGGGTCGGCGTGTTCTTGGGTCAGAGGTTTGTGCATGTGGCGGGCTCTCTTCGTTACGTATCAAGCTCGGCTGCTACAAAATTCCGAGCTGTCCGAGGTTGGAGTTGATGTACTGGATCAGTTCGAACGCCTTGAGGATCGGGTCCTCCGGCTCTTTGTAACCGATCGTGATGGTCCAGCCCTTCGGGCCGTCGGTACCCCACTCGTAGGTGAGCTTGGTGACCCGCTCCACGAAAATCGTGTACGGATCGGGGTAGCCGAGTACCGTGGTGCCGACCCGGTCACCGAGCCAGAAATGCCCGTGACCACGCTCGCCGATGATGTACGGGGCAGCGTCGGACACCTGGATCTCGTGCGAGTGCTTCGCCCGGGTGGCCCACTGCTTAGCGCGGGCCGCCATGATCGCGGAGATCGTGAACGCTTTGTCAGCGCCGTCGACCCAGCCCTCGTTGTAGTGGAAGTCCCCGAGCCCGGTGACGATGTCCTCCAGGCCAGCGATCGGCAGACTCAGGCCTGCTGCGCGGAGCGTGGGGATCTCCATGAACGCGAGGATCACGTTCTCGTACAGCGGACGGGCGACCGCGTCCATGATGCCGCCGAGCGGCGGGAGGTCGATCGCTCCGCCGAACGCGCCGAGCGTGGCGAGCTGGGAGTTGATCAGCGACGTCAGGAAGTCGCCGCCCATGTTGATGCCGGCTGAGATGATCTCGTTCACCCCGGGCATCGACTGCCCCCCGAGCACGAACGACGTGTCCGTGGCCTCGGTGTAGGTGAACTTCGAGGACTCAATGCCGGTGTACGGGGACTCCATGAACACCACGTGCGGAGCCTTCGGGTACGTCCCGAGGAACCCGGGGGTGTAGTACTCACCCGGGTAGGTCGGTAGACCGGTGTAGATGTCGATGCCCTCGGTCATGCCGTCCGACGCGATGTTCATCACCGCGCGGACCAAGCCGGTCAGCAGCGACCCGCCGAACGCTGTCTCCGAACCCCACCCGGAGTTGTCGACGATGTCCCAGACCAGGCAGCCGTGGCGCAGCGGGATCAGCGAGGCGATGCCCTCGATCAGCGGCAGCCCCAGCTCACCGGACAGCTCCGCGAACGGGTGCGGGTCCTCGCCGTGGAAGTACCGGCGGCACACGATAGTGAGCTGCGAGTCGGCCAGGACGTTCTTCGCGGTGTCGTGGAACGACTTGAACCGGGAGAACACGATCGTCAGCGGAGAGTTGTCCGCGAGGAACGGGAACGGCTTGACGATGTTGCGCCAGTTACCGGGGTTCAGCGAGAACGGGAACCACTCGGAGATGTCCAACGGGTTGTCGGGCAGCGTCCACAGCGAGGACTCCAGGCGGAGGATGTTGACGAACAGCGTCAGCAGCAACGCCCACTTCGCAGGGCCGAACATCACCCACAGCTTCGGGAACTGGAACTCGGGCCGCAGGAACGGGTTCGCCCAGACGTAGATGTGCTTGAGCTCTTCGTAGTCGTGCTTGAACACGACCTCCATGTAGACGTCGCCCTCTTTGGTCCGGACGATGTCGTAGTGGTCCATGCGGCCCGTCCACCGGGCACCCTGCTTGTCGAACGAGACGTGGACGTTGCGGCGAGCGCGGCCTTTGTGGGACGCGATCCACTTCGCCAGGTAGTGGTCCAGCGAGATCGTGATCGAAGCGGTGCCGGTCTCGTTCTCGATGAACTCGAACTTGTGGCTGCGCTCCCCGACGAGCTGGCCGCGGAGCTTGTAGTCGCCGTCCCAGAGGCGGATCAACGGCGGGGCGATCCGCTCGTCTTCCCGCTTCTGGCGGCGCTTCATGACGGTGTCCCAGAGCTGCTGGTGACCCGCCAGGGTTGTCATGTCTGCGGCGGGAGCTGGCATCAGCTCACCCCGAAGCCGAACCCGCTACGGTCTTCCTCGTAGTACTCTTCGTCGTACTCGGGCTCCTCGGGAGCCAGCTCGAACGAGCCGCCCGTGAGGTTGATGTAGCCTTCCTCGGCCCCGGTGCCCGTGGACTCGAAGCTCAGGACCGGAATCCCGAAGACGCGCAGCGTGTATTTCATTCCAGCCCCCAGGGTCGAGACCAGGCGCGCGGAAGGCGCAGCGTGGCAATCTGCCCGGGGACAGCCCCGGACACGGACAACTTGAACGTGACCTCGCCGGTGTACGGCGGGATGTAGTGCAGGAACCGGACAGAGTTCATCCGCTCCCAGATCGGGGAGCCAGACTCCGAAGACACCTGCTCCTCGCGAGGGTCGGAGTCGACGACGACGTTCTCAGCCGGGTACGTGTAGCCCTCGCGGAGAACCACCACGCGGCTGCCGACCTCGAACCCGCCGGTCAGCTCGTCCGTATCGACCGTCATGGTCGGGACGTCCACGCCTTGCAGGTCGTCGGTAAACCGGACGACGTACGGGCGACCGCCGTCGACGTTGGTAGCGGTCTCGATCGAGAGGTCGTCGCCTTCCAGACCGGAGGCGTCACCCACCAGCTGCGGCAGGTTCAACCCGCCAGCAGCACGCTGGAACGACACGACGTACAGCCGGTCGCCGTCCTGCTCGGTGGTCACCTGGACATCGAGCCCAGCACCGCCCGAGAGCGTGCCGACGTCACCTGTCATCTCGTCGATGTCGATACCGCCGACGCCTTTGCCCGAGGCGTTACCGCCGAACAAGCCGCCGATGAAATCGATGATCCCCGAGATGATGTCGGTGATGACGCCCTGACTCTGGGCTTCGCCGAACGTGATGCGGTACGGAGAGTAGAACCACTCGTTCAGACCCTCGACCTTGACGTAGTTACCGTCGATGTTCGGCAGGTCCGCGATCCGGGCCGCCACCGTAGCCGGCGTCGCGTTGTACGCGATCGGAGCCGTGGTCTGCCCGTCGAGCGTCAGCGTGAACGAACCCGAGGTCGGTTCCCCGACCAGCTCGACCACCTGGACCTCGTTGATCTTCGTCGACTTCACCCTGACATCGGCGGAGCCGATCGAATCCAGCCCCACCAACGCGCCTTGAAGGTCGGCGTCGGAGGCGTTGAACGGGATACCGACCGTGGTCTCCGAGCCCAGCGACAGCGTGAACGTGCCGCCCAGAGCGCCGCCCTTGAGGCGAACCGTCTGGACCTCGTTCGTCGCCCCGCCGAGAGACACCTCGACGTCGTTGGCGGAGATACCCGCCAGCGCGATCAGCGCAGCGCGGACCTCGTTCGGGGTCGCGTTGTAAGCGATCGGCTCGGTCCACTCATCGCCGTACCCGATCTTGAACGTGCCGCCGGTCGGGCGGCCGTCGATGTAGATCTGCTGGACTTCCTCGACGCGTAGACCGCCGATCTGCCCAGGCATCCGGATACGCCGGGTGCCGAGCGACGGGTCCTCGTCCTCGTCGAGATCGAGCTTGTAATCCGGTACGGTCCACAGCGTGGCCGGGGACTTCGGAGCGCCGAGCCACGGCAGCCCCGGGATGTACGGATCGGCAGGCTTCTCCGACGACCCGGGCAGCGTCCACTTCGGCCAGATGATGTTGTCCGTCGGGTTCGCGTTCGGGACCGTGATCTCGATGTCCTCGACCGGAAGCTCCGGCTGCGGCCACGGCCACGGTAGCGGGTTCGGGTCGAACGTCGTATCCTCTTGGACCTCGATCGGGTAGACGACATCGTCCTCGTACCAGAACGGGTCACCCGCGACGACGACCATCTTCGTGATGTTGACCTCCCGACCGCGCGGGTCGGTGACCATGTCAGTCGTCGGGGACTCGAACAGCCGCACCTTCAGGTAGCGGTGCCCGGACTCTCCGGTGGTGATGTGGAGCTTCGCGTCGCGCTTGAACGACCACGCTTTGCGCCACGCCGAATCCCGGCGCAGCCAGGTCTCGTCGTTCTCGTCGTTGAGGATCTCGACGCCGAACACCAGGTCGCGTCGGAGGACGCGGTGGTTCAGGTACCGAGCGCCGGGGAAGTTCCCCGGCTCCTCGTACGTCGCCTTCACCGGAGGGTCGAGCAGGCCCGTCACCTCGGTAGCGAGGTAGATCCCCTCGGTGCCGTTGGTGAGGTCGAACCACTCACCGTTGACACCTTCTAGTTCGACGAGGGTATCGGGGTCCAGCAGTCTGGAAGCCATGTAACTCCTCGTTACGTTTCAAGTTAGCGGCGTGTGTAAGTGAGCGCTTGCTTATTCACTTCGTTGTTCTTCACCGCGATTGCGTCGTCAACCGAGTTGACCTGGATGTTCATGACGTTCCCGAGCGCCTGGGTGCCCCAGTCGAGCGCGGCGTTCAGGCCGTTGGTGAGCGCGCCTCCGCCGATGCCGAGGTCGCCCATCGCCTGGTCGAGGTTCGCGCGGGCGAACCCGGCGACAGCGTCAGTGCCTTGCTGCCACGACGAAGCGATCTGCTCACCGAGGAACTGGGCCAGAGTCTTCTGCTCGCCTAGCTCGCCGGTCTGCTTCTGCTGAATCTTGAGCTGATCTTTCTGGTACGCCAGCTTGTCCTTCTCGGCCTGCAGCGCGTTGATCTGCTCCTGGATCGCGGCCTTGTCCTCTTTGGACCCCGCCTCGTTCTTCTGGACCTTGAGCTGCTTCTTCTGCAGTTCGAGCAGGTCCATCTGATCCTGGACGTCTTTGATCTGCTGCTTCATGTCGCCGCTGAGCAGCGAGGACCCGTTAGCGGCCCCGGCGATGGGCTCGGCGAACGACTTGTTCAACTCCTGCGACGTGTCGAGCGTCGACTGCAGAGAGGTCTGGACATCACCGAGGCTGGACTGTAGAGCGGCTGTACCTCCCCCGAGGTTGAAGGCGACGGCTCCAGGAGCGGTACCGAACGTCTCTTTGAACGCCTCGAAGATCTGCTTGGCCATCTGCTTGGCCCGGTCGAGGACCGGGTCCAGCCCGTTATCCAGGCCGGTGCCGAGGCCTTCCATCAGCGCCTCGCCGGCTGGGATCAACTCTTTGCGGTCCTTCGGCAGAGGGCCTTTGACCGCGGCGATCTTGGCGGCGATGCCGGACGCGAACGAAAGCACCGACTCCAGACCCGCTTTGATGCCGGACAGTAAGCCGTCCATCAGGGCTTTACCCGCGGCCACCAGGGCCGAGCCGAAGTTACCGGCGGCGGCGGCGATCTTCCCGGGCAATGCCTGGATCTCGGCCAGGACTCGGGAAGCCCCCTCGACAGCCGCGGAGACCATCTGGTTGAACGCGTCCCGGACCGCGTTGACCGCTACCGAGAATGCGTTGGAGATGACCGATCCGACAGAGCTGAACGCGTTGCCGACAGCGGAGAGCACCTGCCGTGCCCCGGCGGAAACTCCTGCGACGATCTGGCTCCAGACCGCCGAGACGCTCGTGGTGATCGAGTTCCAGACGTTCGACAGCGTCGACGGGAGTGTGGCGATCGTGGCGGCTACCGACGACATAGCGGTAGCGGCGGAAGTCTGCACCGAGGACCAGACCTCGGATGCCTTCATCTTGACGCCCTCCCAGCCGAGCTGGAGCTTGGCGAACATGTCTCGCCAGCCCGCGTCCTCGGAGGTGAACGGAGCGAACAGGTCGTCGGTCAGGGCTGACCCGTCGAAGTTCGGTAGCAGGCCCTTGAACAGGTCGCCCATCCCGTTGAGGGTGTTAGACAAGTTGACGATCGACTGGAGGGAGTCCCCGATCGACTTGAGCCCGTTGTTGAAGTCCTCGATGTTCTTCGGGTCTTTGAAGAAGTCCAGGCCGCTTTCGAGAATCCCCCCGACGCCTTCGAGCAGCGTCTTGAGGGAGGCCCCGAGGCCGTCGAACGCTTTGTCGAGCGTCCCGTCCTCGTTGAGTTTGTTGATCCAGTTCCGGAACGACTCGCCCGTCTGGTTGAACCAGTCAGCGACGTTCGGCAGCTTCGAGGTGAACTTCTCAGCCAGAGTGAGCAGTCCGTCGGTGAACGATCCGATGCCGGGGGCGGCACGGGAGATGGCCGCGCCGATGTTCGAGATGATCCCCTCGATCTTGGCCATCCCGGCCTCAGAGGTGATGGTGTCGGTGAACGACTTGGCGAAGTCCGCCATACCCTGCGTCACCTTGGGCAGGTTCGCTGCCAGCATCGGGAACGCTTTCCCGAGCTGGTCAAAGACCGGCCCGAACTGCTGCTCGACCGCCGCAGACATAGACGCTTTGAGAGCCTCGAACGGCTCCTGCAGCCGCTCCGCAGCCTTCTTCAGGCCGTCGATGCCGAGGGCCAGTGCGCCGATCGGCACGGCTACCGCGGAAATCAATCCGGGAAGAGTCAGCAGCGCAGAGGTCAGTAGTCCGATCAGCGGGGCGGCCAGGACGGTGATACCTGCGAAGATTGCTGCGTAGCCCGCCGGGTTGATACCGGACCCGAACGACGGTCCCGGGATTTTGGAGATGCCTTCGGTGATCCTGCGGAAGAACCCCTTGTCAACATCGGCGTCGACCTTGACCTTGGAAGTCATACCTTTGGTCTTGGCCGCAACCTCGGAGCGGAAGTTCCCCATGTCAGGCTCGACCGGGATCTTCACCTTCATCTTCTCGGCGGCTTCCACCGCCGCCTTCAGCTCCCGATAGAACCCGTCGAGGTCGGGGGTCACCTTGATGCTGAGGCGACCTACCTCTTTCCCAGCAGCCACCGGTCACCTCACTTATCTGCCCGTAGACTGGGCCTTTCGATTACGGGAGGCAGCCATACGCATGGCTGCGACGGCTCCGAACGAGCCGGGTTTGTACCGCTTGGTCCGCTTCGGATTCACCTGCGGAACCGGGAACGGTTCTGGCGGCTTGAGGCCGCTGCGCTTCTTGCTCGGAGTGTTGGCGAGCAAGTACATGTACTTGAGGGCTCGGAGTTCGTTGACCATCGACGCGGTCACGTATACGTGGTCGTTCCATCCTCGGAACTGCGGCCCGCCCTGCTTCTCCGACCAGAATCTGGAGTCCCGGGGTAGCTCTTTGATCAGAGCGATAACCTCGATCGGTCCGAGAGTCGACTCGGGATCGAACAGGGTCTTCAGACTGAGGTTGTACTCGGACCGCAGGTCCGCGAGGATCGCGTCGCCGTAGTCGTCGATCAGTCCTCCGAGCTGGAGGCTTCCCCCGCTTGCGTCTCCTCCAGCCAGCGGCTGAGGACCTCGGTGGCGATGGCCACGTCGTCGTCGATCGCGTCGAGCAGGGTCTTGGAGTCTTTGCCGGCTGCCAGCCCGAGGATCTTGAACACGGCGGCCGCCATCTTGTCGTTGTCCGCCTCGGTGGCGTCCTCGTCGGGCTTCGCGTTGAACAGCTTGATGACGTCGAGCTGCTTCAGGATCTCCTTACGGGCTTCCTTCTTCAGGCGCATCGCGTTGCGGAGATAGACAGTGGTGTCTTTGTCGATCTGGACCGGGACCGGGGCACCGAACTTGCGGTCGGCTTCCTCGCGGACGTTGTCCAGGCTGATGATGTTGCTCATGGTTGGCGGACCTTTCGTGTAAGTGGCGGCGGGCAGTTAGGGGTTGGGGGAGCGGCGGCCCGCCAGAGATACCGCTCCCCCGGTTGACACGCGGTTACGTGTCAAGTTCGAATCAGGCGACGTCGACGGTTACGCCGGAGCCGCCCGTGGTGCTGTCAACGCCCAGCGCAACAGCCAGCGGACCCGAGATCTCGAAGTCCGAGCCATCGGCCGTGACCGTCCACGCAGACTCGGCGACACCGTCATCGACGGCACCGATTGCGGACTTGATCGCCGCAGCGTTCGCGTTGTACGCGATCGAGTCCGTGGACTTGCCGCCGACCAGCAGGGTGTAGTCACCACCGGTAGCGCCGCCCAGATCGAGCAGGTACACGACCGGCTCGTCAGCAGCGTTGAACCAGTCCTCTTCGATCCACTCGTAGAGGTTGTACGACTGGTAGTCGAGGAAGGTCGCGCGCACCGGCAGAGCGCCGAACTCGTCGGTCGCCAGCGAGATAGCGTCCTCGCGCTTCAGCGAAGCCTTGCGGGCGTGGAAGCCGAGGCGGACGTCGTTGTCGACGATCACGATCAGCAGCGCACGCTCGTTCACGACCGAGCCGGACTTCACGCCGAAGATGCCGGGGGTAGCCGACTGGTTCGGGCCGAAGTACAGCTCCAGAGCGGTCTCGTCGAACTGGGTCAGGTTGATGACCACGTAGTCCGCGATCTCTTCGGTCTCGACCTCGCGCAGCTTCTTCTTCTGCCACGAGCCGCGGACCTCGGAGTCACCGCCGTCGAAACCGAACTCGGGCAGGTCATCCTCGGAGGTGTGTCCGACGAGATCCCAGCCGGTGCGCTCCCATGCCTCGGGGTGCTCCAGGTCGATCAGCTTGAGCTGAGCGGGAGAGGGGGCCGCCGTACCGACCGCAGCGGTGTACACGTACCCCCGCGCGGCAATGAGGACGGCATCATCTTTCAGTGCCATTTGGTTCCTTAATTCTTAGGGGGCCGGATGCCGAGTCGGATCAGGCCGAAGACGCGCCAGGTCCGGTCGAACGGTGACGGGCCGTGGGACGCGCCCAGGGTCTCGGTCACCGAGTGCAGGTAGCCGGCTGGCGTTTTGGTTTGAAGACGTGCAGCGCGGTACAAGACCTCTAGGGCGTCCTCGTACATCTGCTCGGTAGTGGGCAGGTCAGCCGCTGAGTAAGCGGTCATCTCGACCACCGGCTGCGTGAACAGCGTCGGGTGCTCGGGGCTGCGGGTGCCGCCTACGCGGCGGACGGTGATCAGCGGGAACGTGCGGGAGTCGATGTCCTCGACCCATGTCCCGACATGCACACCCGTCAGAGACGGGACAGTGCTGATCGGGTCGGACAGGTCCTCGTGACCCCGCAGGATCGGGAGCACGACCTCACCGACGATCGGAAGCTTGCCAGCCATGCGCTACCCCCTCTTCCCGCGCTTAGCGCCGGTAGAGATAGCGGTCTGACCGCCGAACCCGGCGGCGCCGGTGAGGATGTACAGGCCCTGCGGAGCCTTCGTGACGCGGCCGTACTTCTCCGGGTCGAAGACACCGGACGGGTAGTGGCCGTACTCGATCGACTCAGGACTGGGGGCCTCCATGTTGACGTAGGCGTCCACCGAACCGTTGGTTCGAGTGATCCTTGTCAGATGGTCCGGGCCGTGGATCTTCTCCCAGTGCGTGCTCGCACGAGCGGCGGCCAGGTTGGCCTTCGCCCGGTCAGCGACCTCGTCAGCCTCGGAGCGCATCTCGTGGACCACGCCGGGCAGGTGCGACACGACTTTGTTCAGGCCGGATCGCCCGTAGTACAAAGGCATCAGAACCTCCGAACCACGTACTCGATGCGGGCGGTGCGGCGAGAGCCGTTGTATCGGCGAGGTTCGCCGTACACTCCCCAGCGCTCGCCGCGCCAAACGATCTCGGACCCGGACTTCAACTCGGTCGTGAACGACCGGGGGAGCCGCATCGTGTAGACCTGCTCGGTCATGTCGCCGATGTCGTCCATCTCCGCCCGCCGGGCAGCGGTGCCCGACTGGTTCTGGACCTGGAATCGCGCGACCGTCTTGATCCCGGTGGGGGAAGGGCCGATCAGGGTGTTGCCCAGCCGGTCCTTCCGAGTCACCTCGGGGTACACCGTTACGGGCTCGTAGTTAGCCCCGTCGTCCAGGAGCCCGCTCATCAGTAGCCCCAGTACAGCGGGGAGCTCTGCTGGAACACCTGCCACTCGACCGAGCCGAACGCGGGGTATTCACCCGAGCGCTCCAGCGGAGTCTTCGGACGGACGTTGAGCACGCCGACGTTCTTGGAGAGCCCGAGCTGAGCCCACTCTTTGTCGGTGATCTCTATCGCCCCGGTGTTCAGCCGCCAGTTGAGCTGGTACGAGTAGTTGCCATCGGTCTCACCGATGTAGCCGTCGGGGTTGCGGATCAGACGCGTGACCGCGGAGGCCTCGACCTTGATAACCCGCTTGAGGTAGTCCTCGTCCTCGGCTTTGTCGTCCAGGTCAGGGATACGAGAACGGATCTCGATCTCGGCGTCCTCTAGGAACGTCTCGACCTGGGTCTCTTCGTCATCGGTCAGCGGCCGCCCGAGCCGCGCGACCACGTCGCTGGGCTCGGCGTATGCCATTAGGCTGACGCCTCCAGATCCGCGATACGCTTCTCCAGCTTGGCGATAGCCTCTTGGACGGTGTCGTCAGCGGCGACAGCAGCAGGAGCAGCAGCTGGCTCGTAGTCCTCGTCCATAGCAGCCGGGGCGAACCCGGTCAGGTCGGTGAGCTTGGCCACGATCTCGGAGTCGCTGAGCGAGCCGAGCCATCCGCGGACCACCGCACCGTTGTAGGGGTGGGTCATGAAAACCTCCAGGTAGCGACACGACGGCGGGACCCTCCGGGGAGAGCCCCGCCGTTACGTATCAAGGTTGGGACAGAATCAGGCTTCCGGGTCTTCGTCGTCGACGAACTTGACGAACGCCTGCTTGTCACCGAGCAGCCAGCCGAAGGTGACCTCGATCAGGATCGCGATCTGGTTGGTCTGCCACATCGAGACGCTCTTCGAGTTGGCGTCAGTCAGGGTGGCGGTGTCCGACATCTTCACGCGGATCTCATCGGCGAAGCCGAACTTCAGCTGCGAGAAGTCGCCGCCGATGATGCGGGTCTTGGTGTCGGTCGCAGCGCCCAGGTCGCCGCCGACAGCGCGGCCGAACTGAGCCGGGAGACCCAGGACGTCGCCGGTCATGGCGGCCAGGTTGATGCGGCTCGGGTCCACGTTGCCGTTGGCGTCGCGGTAGGCCTGCGCGCGGAGCAGGTGAGCGCGGAAGCGCGGGTCGACGGCCCAGCCGTTGAACTCCACGTCGGTGTTGGCCGAGACCAGGTCGTAGCCATCGAGCAGACGGTCCAGCAGCGGGTCGCCGGCTTCCTGCAGGTAGTCAACGTTGGTCGTGTTGGCGATCACGTTGTCGGTGTCGATGCCCTGGAGCGCCGAGCCGGTCAGCGGGGACTTGCCGTGGAACACAGCGAGGTCGATACCGCGGCCGATGGCGTAAGCCAGGTCGCCCTGCAGCTTGGTGTACAGGCCGGAGGGATTCATGCGAGCGAACTCTTCCGACACGGTGACGATGGTCGCCAGCTTGATCGGCGAAACCGAGCGGGTGTCCCACGCGGTACCGGACAGCGGCTTCAGGCCGCCTTCTCGCTGCTCGTTGGAGGTGCCGACGCCGACCTGACCCACCTCGGGGCGCTTCACGGTCGTGGGGATGATCGTCTCGCCGTACGAGATCGGAATCTGCTCACCCATGCGCAGGACGAGCGAGCTCTCCTGGGCCTTGTCGAAGATGGGACCGACGATCTCCTTGGGGAGCAGGTCGGAGGGGACGTGGGCCAGACGGCCCTGGTGGTTGCTGCCCGCGGTATTCGGGACAAGCTCGTTAATGGTTGCCACAGGGGCTCCTTACTTGCCTAGTTGGGTTTGCATGAGCGCGGTGAAGGCCACCGCAGGGTCGTTGCTCGGGGCTTCGGTGCCGAGGCCTTGCGAGCGGTCGACAGCGGCCACGGGGCCGTTCTTGAGTCCGAACAGGGTCTTGAGGGTCTCGGCGTGCGTCTTGAGCGCCTCCTCCGAATCGCCCTGCAGCGTGCTCGCGAACGTGAACAGCGGCGTGGGATCGGGGGTGAGAGCCTGGACCGCGGTCACCAGACGGTCGAAGTCGTGCTGGCGCTCGTGGGCTGAGGTAGCCGCCCGGGCTGCCTGTGCTTCGAGAGCTGCGAGCTTCTCCGCGTACTCCTGCAGTTGCGTCTCCGCGGTGCGGAGCTGAACTCGGTAGTTCGCGGCCTCGGTGTTCGCCTTCGAGAGCTTCTCGCGAGCCCAGTCAGGCAGGTCCTCGCTCTTGGGAGCGGGGGCCGCCGGAGCCGGGGCAGCGGGGGCTACGGGTTCGGGCGTCGAGGGGGTGTCGGTGGGTTCGGTCATCTGTGCCTCCTGGGCGTGGGGTGACTCCTGCTCCTGGCAGGTCGGTCGGGTTGGCGGGCTAAGCAGCGAGTGCTGCGTACTGCTGTGCGGAGATTTCGCCGCGCTCCAGGCGACGGCGAAGGGCGTTGATAGCCAGCTCGTTACGAGTAAAGGGCTGGCCTTTGTTTTTCCCGCTCTTGTGGACGAGGCCTTCGTCCTCTAGAGCGATGGCTTCCTTGGTGGCTTCTCCCCACAGGTCGAGGGCGCGATCGGCAGCTTCTTTGCCGAACCAGTCCTCGTTCCGGAAGACGGGGATCACCTTGCAGTCACACCCGGGGTGCCACTGCTTGATCTCTCCGCTGATGTCAGCGAAGTAGGTCTCCAGGTCTTTGTTCTCGAACAGCTCCAAAGCGTGTTCCGTGTCAAGGTCGAGACCGGCGGTCTCGGCCCGGACGTACGTGGGTCCGCGGCTGATCAGCATCAGGCACCACGCGCAGGTCTCCCTGCCGGTCGCGACGCGAGCCCAGCCCCGCAAGACGCGGGGTTCCGGGTCGTTCTCAACGGCGTGGATGATCTGCTGGCGGCCTGCGTTCTCCACCTCGCGCACCGCGCGGAGCGTCAGGTGCGTCAGCGCGTCCCCGCGGGTGTCCGCCTGCTGCATCCGCTCACGAGCCGGGTCCATGTTCTCGACGAACTTCTCGAACGTCGTCCCCTCCAGGGGCCGATCGTTACGAGGGAGATCCGGGTGATGCTGCGACCGCTGCGAGTCGTAGAACCTGCGAGCGAGCACCGATGCCTCGGTGCGCCGGCGCTGGATCTCGGGAAACAGCAGGTCCAGCAGACGCAGCCAGTCGAACATCGTCAGCGCGGGCTGAGCGAAGAACCCGGCCACGTTCCTGACGTGCCGGACTACTGCGGCGGAGATGAGGAGCTGCGCGGCGGCGTACTCCTCCGGGTTCACCGGGTCTTGGTCCGGTTAAATCCGGAAGGCGACGTCTGCGTCTCCGTCTTGGTCTCGGTGACCGTCGGCTTCGGCGTGGCGTCAGCCTGGGCTTTCGTCGTGGAGTACAAGGTGTCGATCATGTCCTCGGTCTCCTGCTTGTCCCAGTCGCGCATCTGCTCGCGCTGAGTAGCGGTGTAGCCGAGGTCGATGCGAGCCTGCTCCTTCGGGATCGGCCCCTGGCCGTTGGCGTACAGCTTCGACACAGCGTCAGCCTTAGCGGCGACCGTCGGGGTCGACGGATCGCGCCAGACTGTCTCCAACCGGGTGTACTCCTCGGTGACCTCGCGGCCCATGATCTGCATCGCGATCCGCATCGCACGCTCCCAGGCACCGCCGAAGATCCGGCCTTTACGCTCGGCCATCTTCACGATCCGGGAGTCGGTAGCGATGATGGCCTCAGCCGAGGCGGGGTTCTCCGACGAGGACGACAGGTACTGAGGCGGCAAGCCGGTGATAGACGCGGCCTCTTTGCGGAAGACCTCCATCTCCTCGGCGAAGTTCCGCAGCTCGGCAGCCTTGAACTCGGAGATCTTGGCTGCCTCAGAAGCGAGCGTCAGGATGCGCCCGTAGTAGATGTCGAGCGTCGTGTTCTCGCCGTCGTTGGTCAGCTCGTCGGTGGTGACGCCGGAGATGACGCGGAGCGGCGTGCCCAGGATCTGGGAGGCCGACTGCAGGTTCATCAGCGTGCGGGACGCGGCGTCGGTGACCTTGCGGAGCTCCGGAGAGATCTCCGAGCGGCCGTATCGGTTGCCCAGACGCGGGTCGTTGGTCAGCGGCACGACCGGGACCACGCCCAGGCTGTGTTTGATGACCTCGCCGTCGACAACCCACTGGTCGTTTAGCCCGCCGTTGCGGCGAAGCGGGACAGTCTCGTCAGGCAGGTACAGCGTTGCGCGGTCCGGGACCGCGACGTCGTCGCGCGTCGTGTAGAGACGGACGGCGCGGGTCACCCGGCGGGTGTTGCGTGGGTCCAGCTCGGCGTACATGTACAGCGGAGACTCGACCCGGATCAGCGGGATGCCCGCGGGGTCTCCGGACTCGACATCCGGGTGGCTGACCGTGATGTACGCGCGGCCGAACGTCAGCGAGTCGTCGTGTCCGAGGACCGATTCTTCGTCCAGGTCGTTCGCCTGCCACCAGTTCCAGAGCTCTTCGAGCCCCTCGGAATCCTCCGAGATACGGAAGCCCTCGATGTCCAAGCGATCGGACAGAGTGCGGAGGTAGGTGGCGACCCAGCCCGGTTGGACGTCCAGGTAAGCCAGCTCCGGTGGAGCGCCGATCCCGATCGTCTTCAGCCGGCGCGTCCCGTTGCGGTAGGCCTCGGCTTCCAGCAGGTTCGGCAGGTCCCGTGCGAGGAGCCCTTGCAGTCGCTCGACGTGCTCGTGGTAAGTCGTCATCGCAGCAGACCCGCCCCCTTTCCTGTGTTGCTCTTGCTGAGCAGGAAGTCTTGGCGCGAGCCCCAAGCCAGGACAGCCGTCACAGCGGCGTCGATCTTGCGCTTGGATTCTTTGCCAGGTTTCCTGATGCTGATTGCGTCGTATATCGTCGGGTGCTGGTGCGCGTTGGTGATGTGCGCTTTGAGCACCGGATTGTTGTCGTGTTTGACCTCGCCCGCCAGAACAGCGTCGCGGAACCGCTCGCAGTCCAGCGCGAACCGCTTTTGCTGGCCGCGCATGTCGAAGGCGACCGGGTTACCGGGGGAGGCGTTGATCTTCAGCTTCCGTCGGAAGTCCTGACCCCAGGCGTCGACCGACTGCTCGAACTCCTTGACGTCCGCTCGCATACCGACGACGTCGTACTTCTCGAACATCGACCGGACGTACGCGTCCACGTCCTGGCGCGGAACCTTGTGGCCCTCGTACTTCTCAGGCACCCAGACCTTCACCAGGAACAGCGCCCCGTCCTCGACCCGGCACGCGGTGAGCGCGGTGTGGTCGTTGGACAGCGAGCCGTCGAACCCGAGCGTGATCCGCTCGCCCTTCCTCAGCGGAGGTAGGTTGATGTCGTGGTTGCGGTCCCACTCAGACGGCGCGATCCACGATTCCTCGGTGGCGTTGACCTGGTTTAGGAACTTTCGGCGGGACTCGATGACGTCGTTCTTCGCCGTCAGGACCGACATCAAGATGTCGTCGAGCGGGAGCCAGATCGAGTCGCCGCGGGCGATCTCCAAGCCCTTCATGAGCTGGGCGACTCCGGCCTCGTATCCCTCGGGGTCGTCGGACGGGAACGGGATCTCGGAGACCGGCGTATCAGCCGGGGCCTCCAAGGCGTCGTAGAGGACGCCGGTGTCGATAGCGTCACCTGCCAGGATGTCCAGCCAGTTCAGGTAAGACACCTCCGCGACGGTGTCGTCGCCGGGCCGGTGAGCGTTGCAGATCGACAAGGTTCGGGCACCGTCGACCTTGGTCATGTTGCCTTCGATGACCTCGGCCATCTGATGGCCGTCGTTAACCTCGCCGCCGGGGCCTACGCCCCACCACTGCGTCTCATTCTGGACGACGAACGTCGGGCGGTTACCCTCCATCGACGCGGGGGACGCGGTAGCGGCTTCTAGCCGGCCGCCGATCTCGGAATAGATGATGAAGCGGTTGACGGACAAGCCGTACTCGGTCTTCAGCTTCTTCGAGACCATGATCGGGAACAGCGAGAACGTGTTCTTCGTCTGGTCCTGGGAGACCGCGGCGATCGTGATCCACGCCGCGTGCCGGGTCTTGCCGACCGGGTTACCGTTGTCGTCGAAGTGCGAGAAGGCGACTGGTCCGCAGAGTTCGGCGAGCGCGAGCGCGCCGATCATCGGGTCCTTTCCCCAACCCTTCATCCGGCGGAGCGTGCCCTCGCGGTAGGCGTACTTCCCTTGGTCGTCGACCGCGTACCACCAGGCGATGAATCTCGCCTGCTCCAGCGTCGGGACGAACGGGCCGTCGCCAGCGGGGGAGTTGACGTACTCGAACAGCCAGCTGATGATCTGCCAGCCGAGAGTCTTCTCAGGCAGGAACCATGAGCCGTCTTCGTACTGCCGCCAGGTCGGCCCCTGGATATGCGACGGGGCGGGGAGTAGCGACTCCGGGTAGTGAACCGCCACTCCACCTCCTCGTTACGTATCAAGTCACAGAGCGCAGAAAGTCCGTCGCAGGGTCGATGTTGTAGTTCACGTGCGGGCCTGTGCCGCGGATGAAGAACAGACCGGCGTCCAGCACCGCGCGGATCAGCGCGATCAGCTCGAACGTCGGGTTAACCCCGATCTCCAGGAGTTGGCGCAGGATCGAATCCGGACCAGAGAACACCCGGGACATCATCACGACCTTGTAGATCGCGGTCTTCATCTCGCCCGAGTCGCCCTCGCAGTCGGTGTACAGGTCGCCTTTGTGGGCGTAGTTCCTCCACCAGTCCGGGGTGTCGACCATCAGCTGGTCAGCGATACCGTGCGACTTCGCGGAGGGCAGCTGGCCACCCGGGTCAGGCCACACCTTGCCAACCTCGCGCATCGGGTTGCCGAACGTCGCGGCTCCGCGGATATGCGGCATAGCCCAGTGCAGTCGGCCGGTCACCGGCTTGATGTGGTACTCCCACAGCTCGGAGGTGACGATCGCACCTTGCGAGTAGCCGATCATCGACAGCCCGTAGCGCTCGATGCGCTGGCGCTCTTCCTCCAGGATGCGGGTAGCCTCGGTGACCCCGTTCGCCACGGACGGCCCCATCGGGAACGCCTGCGCGGTGTACGGCGGGCCTACCGGACGCCACAGGTACACATCCCCGAGACGTCTCGCGACGTCAGCGTCCGGACCTACCCACCAGGGGACTCCCGTCCCGGAGACGGTGAGTAGTACCGGACGGGTGTCCTCGGGAGCCGTAATCCCCAGCGCGCGCAGGTCGTCGTCGGAGACGATCCCGTCGAGCGGCTGGAACGTCCTGGACTCGTACTCGGTCTGCCACGCCTCAGCCCGCGGGCCGAACTCGTCGGTGTCCGTGGGCAGCGGGCCGTGGATGCGGGCGTACCCGGCGAACCGAGTTGCCATCACCTCACGCCAACGGCGCACCGTGGGGTTCCGGTCGCCGAGCTTAAGCGGCATGGAACTTCTGCTCGGCCGCCAGCCACTTCTGGATCTGGACCTGAGCAGCGGTGATGTCCTCGGGCTTGACGCGCTTCAAGATGCGCTTCGCCAGCTCGGGGTTGTTCGTCGGATCGTCGGAGTTCGACACCGCGTACAGCAGCGCGATCGAGACCGGGTCGCCGTAGATCACAGCAAGCTTCTCGACCAGCTGGACATGGACGTTCGCGTCCGTCCACCAGGACAAGCCGGCGATCGTATCGACCTCGCCCTCGTGCGGCCAGTGCAGCGGCGAGCGGGACTTGCGCTTGTACTTGGCCTGCTGGCGAGCCAGGTCCAGCAACTCGCGCTGTTCAGCGTCGGTTAGAGCAGACAAGAAGTCGTCCTCTTCGTGAAGTAGTTGCAGCAGCGCATCGCCCTGGGCGAGCGCGCGGTTGTAGCGGGCCTGCCGATCCGCGAGGCCGTTGGTGCCGCCGTTGATCCGGCGGGTGACCGTGCTCAGGTCGCGGCGATCGGACAGCTCGTTGATGTCTGGTCGGGCGACCGTCCAGTACCAGGCGGGGCCGATGCCCGCCCACTTCAGGTCAGCGAGCTCGCGGTAGTTCACGACGAAGTAGTCCGGCGTCGGGACCAGCCCGAACGCGTACGCCCACTGCGAGAACGACCGGTAGTTGTAGTCCCAGGTGATCTGAATCCACGTCCGGCCGATGTACGGCGCGTACCGGCCGTTCTTGGCGATCTCCTCGGTGTACTGGAACGACCCGGACTCGTGCCCGATCTGAGCCAGCCACATCGCGATGCGGTTGACGTTCGTGCACTCGGATTCCCGGAGGCCCGAGCGGACCGCGGGCAGGATCTCCGCCGCGCGAGCTTCGCTCAGGCCGGTGGCCGCCGCCAGGATGGTGGCTGCGGACACCTGGGTAGCGGGCTTGTAAATCCCGAGGTACCCATCCAGGAGCTTCTTCGCGAAGGCCTCGTTTCGAGGGTCGCCTTCGGGGTACGAGAGGTCGTAGTGCATCTCGTCGGGCTTTGACCAGCGCCGTCCCCAGAAGACTGTCCCTTCGAACAGCCGAAGTCCTTCCTCGACCTTGGCAATCTTGTCCGCAGACATCCGGTACGTGCCCCAGGGGTACTTGGGCGCGTTGACGTCCACAGCTACCCCAGACAGGTGGTTAGACCCGTTGTTCTTCCCCGGCTGCCCTAGTACGTCGTTATCAAGGGACCAGCCCCAGATCGGGGTGACGATCTCCTCGACGTTGCGGTCGTACCAGTACAGCCACGCCCCGAGAATGGTTAGCGGAGCCCCCTTACGGATGGGTGCTGTGTCGGTTAGATACAGGCCGGGGATTCGGACGATGTCGCACTCGTCCCTGTTGCAGCACCGCCACCCCTTCTCAGTGTGGGTGTTCCCGTTGACGATCCGGAAGCTCACGAGGCCGCCTTCCTTCCCCGGGCGCATGGCTTGTACCGGCTGCCCTGCATCAGCGCCTGAAGGGGTTGAGTCCGTTGATGATCTGCTCGGGCAGACGGGACAAGTCGGGGAACAGCCCGATGATCTTGTCGTCCAGCCGGGACAGATCCGGGATCTTCGCCAGGATCTTGTCGTCGAGGTCAGCGAGGTCGGGCATCTTCGCGGTAGCCCGGTCGATGACCTGGTTCAAGAACTCGGGGTGAGCCCTCAGGTAGTCGAAGACCGCCTTCACAAGAGCAGCGGCGAACATGGTGATAAGGCGGTTCATGAAGTCCTTAGTCGGTAGCGGCTTCGATCAGGTCCCACAGGTCGGAGTCCTCTTCTGGGACGTCGATCAACCAGCGGTCCTGGTGGTGTGTCACCCGGACAGGTCCGGGCGGTAAAGTCAGCGCGAGCTCTCCGTTGAACGGCTTCACGCGTACGACGCGGGGCGTGATGATCACGCCGTCCTGCTCGCGCAGGTCGCTGGAGAAAGTCCAGTGCGAGTCGTCGGGGCGCCCGGCGATGTCCTTGACGGCGGCGGTGATGGCAGGCATCAGGACTCCGGGTCTAGCGGGACCGCCATGGCGGCCCATGTCCATGCGCCCGACGAGATTGTCGCCGTGAAGTTCGTGGCCGTCGTCGCGTCGCTGATGGTCAGGATCGGGAATAGGCCCGAACCCGAGAATCGGTTCGTTCCGCCAGAGGGCGTAAACGTCCGGTTCCCTATGTTGGCGAACGAAACGATTACCCGGCCACCGTCTCCAGGCGCGGACGCCGACAGGCTTGCCGACCCACTGTTTCCGTATGACTTCTGCACGGTGCCGGTGGTGGTCGCGTTCAGATACGAGGCCGCGACAGCGCCCGCCCACCCGAAGCCGGTGGGCTTGTTGACCGTTACCTGTTTCGACCCGCCAGCAACACCATGAATGACGTACAAGTGTTGAGAACCCTGGCCGGGGTCATTGTTTAGGGTCTGACCGCCGATGAGCGTCATCGCTGATCCGTCGTAGGTGACGGAGGCGATCGTGTCGCTGCCCTGTACAACCAGTGACACCAGTACCGACGCTCCGGCGGTGGCCGTGTGGTTGAACGAGAACGTCGACGTCGCTTGCTGGGACATGGTTACCGCGTCGAAGTCGACCGTCAGCGGGGGAGCCGCGGACCAGATCTCGGTAGACCCGATGCTGATCTTCTGAATCTCGGTCGAGCCGATCGCGGCTTTCGCGAAAGCCGTCGTGGCAAGTGACATACCTGCCACGGCGACCTCCTATGCAGTCCTGAGATAGATAGTGTTCGAGTCCTTTGTGCCGATCGCGGTGTACTGCGCCTCGGTCCCGACCCAGATCGTCAGCGTCCGGGCACCGGAGTTGTCCGAGCCGGCGACGTAGCCGGTCGCCAGCTTTGACAGCGCGATCGCCGCGCCCGAGGCGACCTTGGCGTTGGTCACCGAACCGTCGGTCGGGGTGCGGGTGTTCGACAGCCGGGAGTCGTTACCGACGCACGCGGTCGTCGACGACGTGCCGAACGAGACAGACAGCGTCCGGTCGGCGGTCAGATCGCCGCCGCCGGTGAGGCCGGTGCCCGCGGTGATCGTGCGGGCCTTGTCGGCTTTCGCACCGATCTGCGAGGCGACCGTGGTGGCGAAGTTCGGGTCATCGCCCAGCGCTGAGGCCAGCTCGTTGAGCGTGTTCAGCGTGTCCGGTGCCGAGTCGACCAGCGCGGCGGTGCCGAGAGACACCCGGGCGTCCACCGCGTCCTCGTCCAGCTTCTCGTCGAGAGCGGTCTGCAGACCGGTGACGTTAGCGATCGAGTGGGTGTGCGTGCTCGGGGTGAACGTCGCCGGCTTACCGGTGACGTCGTCCCACGCCACGGAGCTCGACTCCGGCGGGTTGTCGGCCAGGTAGTCCGCGATCGCGGCATCGAGGTCGGTGATGTCCTCGGAGGTGTGCGTGTGGGCCTCGGGCGGGAACTCGGACGGCACGTCGATCAGCCCGTCCCAGTCCGCTGCTGGCGGGTGCAGGTCTAGGTAACCGTTGATCGTGTCGGCGATCAGGTCGGCGGTGGAGTCCGGCGGGAACGCGACCGACGAAGCGATCAGCGGCCACAGCTGGGAGTCCTCTTCCGGCACCTCGATGAACCAGCGGTACTCGCCGTAGACGACGATCGCGAAGCCAGGTTCCAGCTCTACGCTCAGTGCGCCGTCCACCGGGTTTACCCGGACCTGCTTCTGGGTGAGGATCGAGCCGTCCTGCTGTCGGAGCACGGTCGAGAACACCCACTGCTGGTTGTCGGGCTGACCGGTGACGTCGCGGACGTCGGCGGTGATCGTGACGGTCATACCGGCCTCTCGTAGTAGTTACATGTCAAGCTCTACTGAGCCCGATATTCGTCCAGTGCGTCTAGGTCGCTGCCGCGCTTCTCAAAGAGAGTTCCGTCCGGTAGGAAAAAGGAGTCTGTCTCGGACATCCTTTCCACCGCCACGGCGGCTACTTCGCTTGACAACTCCCGTAAATGACCTTTCGTAACCCACGGGCTACCGTCCAGGGCGGCGACTACCGACATGAGCACCAGGCCTGAAAAGTCTGCCTGATCTCTCTCGCGGGTCATGTATCTGTCCTTCCGACGGTTACGTGTAAAGTTAGAGTCAGTCTTGACTGTGAGTGAAGAACTTTCGCCGAGCCTCGATAACAGCGCTCTCGGCCTCTTCTAGAGTTCCGAAGCTCTTGATGTAAACCCACTTGCCGCCCGACTTGACCCCTGCCTGGTACGGATTGCGCCACCCAGGCTTGTAGGAGACCCCTCGGACGCCGGTCCGGGAGCTGGCTCGGGCCGAGCTCAGGTTCTCCAGGTTCTGCTTACGTGTGCAAGCTCTGAGATGGGCCGGGTTGACACATAGCCTGTTGAAGCACATGTGGTCGATGTCATGCTTATCGGGGATTGGTCCCTTGTGCATTTCGTAAGACACCCGATGGGCTCGGTACGATCGTCCTTCGTGACGGAGTCGGCCGTAACCGCTATCGTTTTTCCACCCGGTCCAGGTCCAGCAGCCGTCGTCGGTCTTCAGGACCTTGTCCCAAAATCGGTCGACCTCTACTGGGCTGAGCAGTGATGTGGTAGCAGACAAGAGACCCTTCCTTCTCTTAGTCGGTTAAAGCGAAGGAGCCCGTTTACCGGTGGAGCTCATACCGGCCAGGGGCGACCGCTCTTGGTTACTGGCTGGTCTCGCCTGCCTGTCAAGTTTGAAGCCCGCCGTTATGGCCGCGGGCACGCCTTTCTGGCAGCGGAACCGAAGCCCGTTCCTGCCTCGCTCCCTGGCCCGGAAGTCGAACCGGACGCCCAATACCTGCTTTAGTCAGGTCCACCCGCTGTGCGGGCCGCTACTGCCTTTGGCGTACAGGGAGATACCAGGGGCGCCCCGCTCCTGGTTTCTGGCGGGGATCGCCGGCCTGGCAAGTCGGAGCCCCACCCATAGGCGCTGCGCAGCGAGCCTCATGGACTCACGCTTAGGTGGGGCAGGCACGGGGTGGCCCCGCACCGCACGGTTCCCGGTCCCAGGTGATCACCGCCGTCGCGGGAGCCTGTTCCGGTTGGGACGTGCGCCCAGGTCTTGGTGGCAGCCCCAGCGGGGGAGCACCGGAAGGGGAGCGCTCAACCCCGCCGGGGTGCCGGCTCTAGCTCGACTTCGGCTTACGGAGAGCGCGCTCGAACAGCTCGCCCATCGTCGTCACCGACGCATCCGGGCCGTCTGACTTCGTCCGCTCCACCTCGATCCGAACCCGTCGCCTGTCACCTTCTGAGACCAGAAGTGATGACAGCATCTGATTGACGGCTACTAGCATCTGCGACGAGGGCTTGGAGGATTTCAGGAGCTGGTCGGCGAAGTGGAGGGTGAACTTCGCGTAGTGCCAGTCCGACGGCTGATAGAGCGCGGCCTGGGCCGACTCGGCTAGAGAGTTGTAGAGGTCTCGGACGATCGGGTGAGGATCGGTGAGACCGAGCGGAGGGGACTTCACGGGTCCGGAGACTGGGAGAGTAGTGACCTCTCCGTACTCCGTCGTGTTCCGGCGAACTCGTTCGTCGGACCTCTTCGGGATCGGACCCGGCATGACGCCTCCTGGGCTCTACGAAGGCTCCTGGCCCTCCCTTGGTGTGTGTCTCACAGCACGACGATCTGTCGCCCGTCCACCTGGAGTAACGCGACTCCCGGGCCTCGGAGGCCCGAGCCGTAGTTCACCAAGACCTCCAGGTCGGCAGGGATGCTCGTGAGCTCGAAGATCAGGTCCTCAACGGTCATGTCTCCTCCTTGTTCCGGCGCCCCGGGTGGCGGGGCGGTGGCCGCTTCTTCATCGCTCGCAGCTTCGCACGCTGAGCGACGCCCTCCATCGCGGACTTCCGCGCATGGCACGGTCTGCACGACACCTGGAGAGGTGACGACTCGTCGCGGTAGCGGACGTGGTCGACCTCGGTAGCCATCCCTGTGCAGATGTCCGGGTAGCGGATCTGGCAGCGGTGACCAGCCGCCCGCAGAACCTCGCGGCGGATGCGAGGCCAGTCGGCTGGCAGCCGAGAGCGACGGTCAGATGAGTCCCAGCTCACTCCAGTGGTTCCCATACCCCGTTGATGAGCGTCTCCAGACGCATCGAGTCGTGACCAGGCAAGCCCTTGAGGAGCCTGTCGGCCCGGTGCCTGTGGGCTGCCGCGGTGAGGATGTCCTCGAAGTACTGGGGGATCGCATACTGCTCACCCATAGACGAGGCGTACCTGTACATGACCCTCCCTAGTGACATACCTGACAAACGTAACCCGCTGCGGGCCGCCTTCCGGGCGGCCACGGGTTAGTGGTTCTGTTACGTATCTAGTCGTACGTAACGTACCCGGTTACGTAACCACTGGTTCTGTTGGTGAGTAATGCTTACGTAACGTACCTACCCAAAATGACCATGCTGTATCGGCCGGGGGATAAACCCCGGCCTGTACCGGTCTTCCGGTCTAGTACCTCACTCATCGTTCGGCACCTACCCGGGCGACCGGAGGTCGCTAAAAGGGGTAGTCTCTCTCCGTTCGACTACCCCGACAAGAACCTATGTCGGGGTGCGGTCGCTCGCTGGAGCTCGCTCCCTTACCCCTCCATAGGTAAGGAACCTTCCACTTTTGCGTTTCACCCGTAGAATGTGACGCACTTCACACGAATATCTTCCTACGCGGGCGTCAGCCGGCGACGGCTCTGCGGCCGTCTTCGCTTGTCTCCGGTGCTGTCTATCGATCCGCACCGTTCGTCCGTCTACGGGGCTCTCAGGGGGCATTACGGGGCCTTCTAGGCCCGCGCTGTTCTCTCCGTCGACTTCCAAACCCGTACACGATCTGGCAGCCGCA